CCAGCACTACATCGTTGTAGCCGCGGACAAGGTCGATGGACTTGTCTGCCAGGGCAGTCGTGGTGCCGTACTTGCGCAGGACGGCGCGCATTTTGCCCGGCATATAGCCCTTGACGCGGAATCCCAGCGAGCGTAGCGGCAGGCCCGCTTTCTTAGCAGTCAGTGGCATGAAGAACTCGGACTTGGCAGGATAAGTGTCCCACGCAGGGATGTTGCCGGAAGTATTAAGCGCCGTCACGACCGAAATCGGGTCGATAGGAAGTTTCACTCCGACAATGTCAGCAAGCTCTTTCATGCCCTGTTCGATTCGTGCATAGTCAGTGTAACTAAGCGCTCCTTTCATACCGGCGGCCCACTCCTGCTGTTCAGCCGTTGTCCATGTGCCGGTTCTGGCTTTGGCTGTTAGCTCTTTTACGCGGTCTACATCCGCCTGCGTTCGGTCGGTAATCCATGTTGCCATACAATCACCTCTTAAAAAATCAGTTTGCCGTCAGCGTCAATGGAAAGAGACTTTGGGACGGTAAATGCGGGGTGAACGACATTGTCATATTTACGAGGACTCTCGTCATTCGTAGCATAAGAAATCGTCTCTGCGCTGCCATTCACTTGTAACGTAGAATCATACACGGCGTATGCGTTTACAAGTTTGCTGACCAACAGAGGTCGCCAGTACTTGTTGGCGCTTGAGCTTGTGCCAGCAATATCATAGAGCATCTGAAGCGAGTACAGGTAGGGAGTTCTTGTCCAGATGGAACGCCCTCTCTCAGAACCTTCCATGTCGGAGGCGAGCATTGTTTTCAGGATTTTGGATGCATTCTGCAATGGAGTGCCTTCGTTGTGCTTATAGCTCGGGCTGCTAGTTGTCCAATTCGGGGCATCAGAACCTTCCGTGTCGTATCCAAACTCATGGTTGGAAAGAAGGAAAACACTTTCGGCCATCGTGGATACCCTGCTGCTGCCAGAGTTACAGTAAGAATCGGAGAAGCCCGGGGTGTAGTAGATGGTTGTCTTGTTGATAGCTTGCTTTTGAGCATAACTGAACGAATTGAAGTAGTCGCCGTTAAGCCAACCGCTCACGTCGCTGCTGGCATAAGTAGACCATGTAGAATTCCAAGCCATGATAGCCGCGTAATGCTTGCGAACCAAAAGCGTACGTCCTGCCCCGTTCAGCTCGCTCTCATAGTCATGCTTGGCAACAATGAACTCCACGACGTTGCCGCCCTCGTCCATAAGAACGGTGTTGCCCTCTGCAACATCAAACAGGTTGTACGATGTTGTAATGAAAGAGCATTTCGCGGAGACGTTGCCCACAAAGGCAGTGACAACAGCCTTGCCCGGGGAATTCCACTTGACTTGACAAGTGGATTTTCCCTCTGCATTTGTCAGAACGTGAAGAGAGACAATTCCTTCGGGAGAAGCTGCCCAGTTGATTTTGGGAGAATCAATGATAGCAGGGGACAGGGTAGCGGAAAGAACAACGGAATCACCCCAGTCAAGCTGTTCGCTGACATGGTCAAGAGACAAAGCCTGAGCGTCCGACATCATGTACCCCTCTACAGTACCTTTGAAGCATCCATTGAAGGTGTATTTTGCATTGGTCACAAGCAAAACAGCATCGTAATTGAACTGATGGTGAATCTTTACCATATCAAGAGCGTCAACAATAGGGCTTGCCCGATAAGTAAGAGAAGCCTTGCGACGATTAGAAAGGACTCCATAAGACTCCGTAAGGGCATTTCTGGATTTTGCAAGAATGTCCTTTGTGAGCATAACATTGCTCAGAGTCTGGCTCACGCCCTTGCCCGAAGGGCTTTCGGGATAAGCGTAGGTAGCGCCACCTACGGTGGTCACCACGTTGAGCATATTTTGAGCAAAGGTGATTTCCGGCCAAGAATAATTGTTCAGCACCGGAATATCCAATACCGAGTCAGAGGCGACAGAACCGTACACACGGTTAATCTTTATCACGCCATCACGAGTCTGGTACAAAGCCATGCCAGCAGCATTAGCGGCGAGCTGTAAAATATCAGAGTTGTGATAAGCAGACCCATCGCTCGTGATGTCCGTAGAGTAGTCTTTCAGTTCATCAGAGATTTCTGCTGTGATTCCGTCTGCCTCAAGCTGTTCTAACGCATCGTAGCACATCTGGTATAGTGTGCCGTATTTTCTTCCGGTGTACTTCGTGCTGGATAGATACAGGAAAGCGTCTCGCGCCTGAAAGGACGCCTCAATGCTGTTGGCGGGGACGCTCCACTCCGACAGGAAGAACATTCCTCCGCTCACCCATTCGGTCTTCCCGTCAACATCCATTCCATAACGAACAGTGACAGGCTGGCGCTCATAGATGTACTTGTAAATCCCTTGAGGGTTTACGGAGTCCCATGTGCGGTCGCTGTTATCCAAACTAAAGGAAATCGACTCCTGAGAAAGCTGCCCGGAGATAGGGTCTCTTGCTGAAGAATGGCTGTAAGACAAAATTTTAGTCTTGTCGAACACCAGATACCTGCCGATTTTCACTTGTTCGACCCTTACTCGGCGGTTAGGGAGACACCACTTCAGCACCTCAATCTCTACGGCATCAAACCCGGAAAGCTCTACATCAACATCAGAACGGACGGATTTGTTTCCGTTTACGGTCACAGTTTTTAACCTGTTAGTCCCAAGATATGCGCTGACCGAAAAATCTGTAGCGTATTCTTCAAATACCGTAGACCAGCAAATTGAAACTCCGGGAATCGAGGACTTGCTCTCACTCGGAAGCTCAAGCCGGATAACAGGATGGTTTGAATCGTCAAAAATCTTGGCGCTCAAAAAACCAGTAGTTCCATACGGAGGGGAAGAAGGAACAATGGCGCAACTTCCGTCAAGAACAGTGAGATTAAGCTCTCCTGTGGAATACCTCGAAATGGAAGCGTTATTGGAAAGCGCAATACTGTGAAAGGTGGAGAACGGGGCTGCCGATGACGTGACGATGGTAGCCTTTTTGTTGATACCCGGTTCAGTAATTCCACAGGTAATCTCTACAAAAGATTCCGGGACAAGGGTTTCGTTAAATTTTTCTTTCCACTTATCGGAGACTTCAACCATGTGTCATACCTCCACAAGAGAAAGTTTGCACCCTGTCCATCCCATCACGCCACCGGTTTTCGGCCCTCTACGCCACATTCCGCCGGTGCGGTCGGAGACGTACATCTGACGGGTGGTATAACCGGCTGTGGCTTGGTTATAGAATCTAACAGTGCAGTAAAAATTCGTAGTGAAAAGACTCAAGATGTCGGCCCACTGCCGTGCGGTGAGGTAGTTCCAAGACATGGAGACCTTTGCCACATCATGTCGAACGACAGACCCAACGACTTTGCCCTGAACATTTCGGCCAGAGTCTACAATCGTGCTAGTCGTTCCCTCATAAGAGGATGGTTCCGGCAGCTCTACGCCATTCACCGTAACCAGTGCAGGAATATTGGCCATCTGAACCATCCTTTCTTAATAGGAATAAACTTCTGTACCCATAATAGACACACCACGTTCTTTCTGGGTCTTTTCAACAGAAGCGGTGAGCTGCTTGCCATCAAGGTACACTCTTACATCTCTTCCATCAGAGATTTCCTCTCCATACCGCTGCCAGATGTCGAGGAATGCATTGTAGCAGCCGTTGTACACAGCATCTCTCATCTCTTCGGAGTTTCCACTTGCGGCAGAATAAGTGCCACTATAGGAAGAGCTGGATGTCGAGGAATTGTAGCTAGAGCTTCCAACATACTGAGATGTATCGCTGTAACTACTGGTAGAATGGCTACCACCAAGTTTCGATACGATTCCAGCGATTGCAACACCAAGGGCGGCGGCAGCAGCAAGGGCTACGATTCCAGCGGGAGTGCCAAAAATCGTAGCGCTGAGGGCGGCGCCCACAGCAGAAAGCATTCCCGCCACTGCGGTTCCGATGGTGCTTACCAGCCCGGCAAACCCAGCGAAAATTGTCGGGAAAGAACTGAGCAAGCCGCCAGACAGCGCAGCGCTGATTGCATTAGCAGCCGTTGCGAGAGGAGACTTCACGTTTCCGAAAGCCTGCGTAATACCAGAAAGCATCGTCTGAGTTTCAGAGGAAACCTTTCCGAAATTCTGAGTCAGTGCGCTCACCAGATTTTCGCCAATGGTAGCGGCTGTATTCAGCAGGGAAGAAGCTTGGCTTTTCAATTCTTTGCTCAGTCTGCCAAGCAAATCGCTTGCAACGGACTTGACGCGTTTACGCTGCTCATCGCCCATAGCGCCCCAGATGGAAGCAGCAATAGTAGTGCCGACCGTTTTCCAGTCGCCACTCTGCGCGGCCTGAATGAAAGTTTGCGCCGTACCGAAGAAGTCGCTCTGCAAGCCGGAGTCAAGTTCCTGCCACTTGCTGTCCAGACCGTTGAAGAAACCATTAACAAAATTCGTTGCGGTGGTCGTGCCATAGTCAATCATTTCGTTGCCCTTCTGCTGAACAACGTTTGCCAGATTGGTCATAGCTTGTTCGACGTAAGGAAGTGCTGCAGTGATACCGTTTGCAAAACCTTGATCGATAAATTCACCAAAGCGTTCAAATAGAGCGGAGGGAGAGTGAATTTCAGTATCGGTCGTGAACTTGTCAATGATAGCTTTGGCAAGTCCACCAACACTTTTCTTTGCATTCTCAATGCCTTTGTTGATACCATCGATCAAGCCCTGAACGATGTTTTTGCCATAGTCCAAAAATTTTGCAGGGAGATTTTTGATTGTATCAACCAAACTGTTCCAAGCCTTGTCCCAGTTTTCTTTGAATCCGGCCCACTTCTGGTTCCACCACTCGCCAACACCTACAAACCACTGCTTCAGCCCTGCGCTGGCTTGGTCGAGTGCTTGAATGGGATGCTGCACAAACCCGGGAAGGCTTTCCCACGCGGTCTGAAAATTGGTCTTGAAATTTTCCCACTTTTCATTCCACCATTCGCCGACGCCAACGAACCATTGCTTAAATTCGGCACTCACTTTATCAAGTTGAGAAGTGATTTTATCCCAATTTTGATAGATGGCAATTCCAACGTCGGTCATTGCACCAACAATCAGGCCGATCAAAGCGCCGATACCCGTACCGATTGGGCCGCCAAGAGAGCCGATGATTGCACCAATGCCTGCGCCAGTCATTGTCGAGCCAAGCGGAATCAAAATTCCGTTTAACGTGTTTAAGCCATTCTTGACAGCGTCATAAACGCCAGTCACGAACATGGGAATGCCAGTTACAATTCCACCAACGGCTGCGCCGATAATTGCGCCAGCGGTAGAGCCACCAGCAGCTTTAATCGCTTGTCCGACAGCAGAACTGCCAAAACCGGTTACAATAAACTGTGCAATACCTTTGCCAAGAATGGCTGCGCCTGTAGTCCCAATCAAAGCGCCAAGAACAATTTCAGCGAAATTCTTTCCATTTACGCCATTTTCGATCGCGTCTTTAATGCCTGTAATCTCAAGAACAACGCCCACCGTAAAAACGCCAAGACCCAAAACAATGGATTTCAGTGCGTTTATTTTGGAGATAGCGTCCACAATATCCGTAATAAGATTTGTGAGTTTCCACGCAGCAAGGGCGGTTGCTACAGTCGCTATAAGAGGAAGCATACTTTTGATTTTCTGCTTCATCTCATCAATAGATGTACCAACATAGTTCTTGAACATATCGTAGCCGGACAGGTCTACATCGCCCAAAATGTTACCAGCAGATGCACCGCTGCCAAAGCCAGAGCTTCCCTGCGTTGGGTCGATGATGTTCAGTTCATCAAAGCCCATCGTGTAGTCCTTGAGGGCTTTGGCGGCTTTCTTTGTTGAATCGGTTGTGTTATCCATTGCGTCACCGATGCCGCCAACGCTGTCAGCGCTCTTAGTGAAATCGGTGAACACAACCTTCACGCCCATCAGCTTTGCTACCCACTCTACAAACTCTCGAATGAGCTGAACAGCGGCAATCAGCGGGGGAAGAATGGATTTCAGTGCGGGGTAAAGCAGAGAGCCAACAGACTTCGCCAGCATATCCAACTGCGCTTTCAAAATCTTAATCTGGTTTGCAGGGCTTTGGATGGTCTGTGCAAGGTTGCCCTGCACGTTGGCGGTCTGCTTCATAATGGCAATGTAACGCAGAACTGCTTTATCTGCCTGGGACAAGCTAGAGACTTGCTTGTTAAAGCCCAAGGCAAGAAGTTCCTGCTGTAACCGCGCCTGAGACAAATCAACGCCAAGACGGCGAATAGGCTCAATCTCGCCAGAGATTGCGGATGACATTGCAGTAAAGGTTTCAGCAACGTTTTTGTTCCAATAGGAACCCTCATCGTAGGCAAGCTGAGTCAGGTTCTTAGACAGAACGTATGCCTTGTCGCTAGTCAGACCAAACGAAGTGCCAAGGCTCTGAATAGTAGCCATGTAAGTCATCGCTTTGGTCGGGTCGACACCAAGCAAACCTTGCATCTTGCTAATGAGCGTATCTGCTTCACCGCTCAGATTGCCCATAGCATTATGAAACAGGTCCGTTGCTTCATAAAAGTCATTGAACTTTGCAACGGCATTGCCAAGATATTCAGCAATGGCTTTCAACGAAACCAGCTTTGCCATGTTTCGCGTAAAACCGCTCATCTGGTTAGACAGGCTGAGATAGCTTTTTTTCTGCCGTTCGTTGGCAGCCGTCACACGGTTTGCCTGTGTGACCACTTTGCTCAACTGCGGGGGCAGCTTTGCAAAGGCGTTGCCTACTTTGTCGAGCTGAGATGCAAGGGGAGTAAGGGCGGCAGACAGTTTTTGGCAAGCAGTAGAAAAGTCACCCACCGTCTTGCTATCCAGCTTTTGCGCAAGGTCAGGAATCTTGTTAAGCTGATTCAAGACGCTTCCGAGATTTTTCAGATTGCTAAAATCCAGAACAGACAACGGAGCAAGACCATTCATCAACTGTCGGGAACTTTCAGCAAGCTGTGTGTAATCAGCTTTGTTTGCTTCAGACACTGCTTTCGGGATTCGGCGTAAAAGGCTTACAAAACTGCTCAATCCTTCCGGCGCAGTGACGGAAGGAAGATTATTGAATCCGTTCAAGACAGACTTCACATCGCTAATGTCAGAACTGATGCCCTGCACGCCGCTGACCGCTTCCGGGATTTTTTTGATGGCGTTGATGGCACTTTTCAAGCCTTTTGGGTCTTGAACGGTAGCCATAAGGTCAAAAGCATCCGTAACATCGAGCAGGGTATCAACGCTATCAGAAAGAGCACCCATGCCGGTAAGGGATTCCGGAAGTTTAGCGATGCTCTTTGCCAGTATGCTGATGCCCTTTGCGCTTTCACTTGCATTGACCTTGCTGATGCCATCAATGAACCGAGTAACGCTTTCAAGACCGCTAAAATCTCCCTGCGCGGACTTTAACGCAGTGAGGGAATTGGTGAGCTTGTCCAACCCATCAATCACCTTCGACACGTTGCCCTTTGTTCGCAAATTAGAAATGGCGGTAGCGAGCTTGTCGATATTAAGCTCTGCGCCCTGCGATTCCGCAGAGATTTCTACGGATAAGCTTGTAATATCAACATCAGCCATCACTACCACCATCCTTTTGCTCCATCATGGAGAACATCATACGTTTGATTCGCTCCTGCGCTTCCGCAGCACGTTGGTATTCATACTCTTCTTTCTCCTTTTGAGTAAGGGGAATCGGTCTATCCATGTACTTAATAGGCTTAGACCCTTTCTTTCGGAACATATTGCCAACCGTAGAGGAAAGCGCAGATGCCATGTAAAAACCGTTTCTCCATGCTTCTGCATTGGCTCTGCGTTCTCGCAGCTCCTCTGCGTCACGGTATACCTTTGCCAGCCAGACATCGCCGTGCCAGAACTGGTCATAGGTCATGCCGATGGAGATGTAATAGGCTTCTACATCGTGGAACAGCTTGGAGAAGGAGAATGGCTCTTCCTCTCCGTCTGTTTCTTGAGATTGTGCGGTTACACAATCTCCCACGTTGCGTTTTTTGCGGTCTTGTCCTCAGTATCAGTTGCCAGCAGGGACTTGGAAGCGTCCATGAACATCTCAAGCAGAACGCCCATCAGGTCTTCCTTATCCTCGATGTGCTGGAACATCTCGTCCACGACCTTACGCTTGATGCCCTTGTTCCGTGCGATGAAAGCACCGTAGAACAAAGCGCGAGAGTTGGACAGCAGATTGGTCATCTGGGTATACTGACCAATCTGAAAGCCTGCACGTTCGGTAGCTTCCACGCTGTCACGGGTGAAGGTCAGCTCATAAGTGTTCTTGCCATCGGGGGAATGAAAGTTGATAACCTTTGCAGCCATAATAAATGCTCTCCTTTATAAATAGGGGCAGAACCAAATCCATTGTTCAGTTCTGCCCGGTTTGATTGATTCGATTTTTGCGGTTTAGCCGCCAGCAACAGTCAGGGTCTCGCTGAACTCAGGCTTCTTGGTGAAGATGCAGTTGATGGTCATTTCCACAACCTCGTCCACGCCAAAGCCGGACAGTCCAACCTGATGCATACCCTGCCAAGTGAAGCCGGAGCCGTCCTGCATCTTCAGGGCGTAGTACTTTACAGCGTTGCTCTCGGAAGTCTCATCGTAGCCAGCTTCCTTGACCTTCTTGTAGTCAGTCTTGTTGTAGTTGGCGGTAAAAGACTTGGTATCAGACTGGATAATGCCAAAGATGTTGACCTGCATGGGGTCAGACAGAGTGGTGGCATCCAGAAGGTTCGGCTCAGAGATCAGGTCGGGTACATCCTTGATGTCGCACAGCTTCGTCAGAGCGGTTGCGCTGTCGCCACAATATAGGGTGGTATTCAGACCGGAGATAGCAGTACTCATAGAATGTTTACCTCCTTAGTTTCGGTAAATCATTCCGTCCTCTCCGATTGTTGCCCCATAGCTGCAATCAATCCGATAGACGGAATTGTTGTACAGCCCATTCAACGGGGCAAACGATTTTCGATAGAAATTGAGCGGTTCCAACACAGAATCCACGATGCTCACAATAGAGCGGGCTTCTGCAATGCGTCCGCTGGTTTTGTTGGAATAGACACGCACACGCAGGGAAACGGCAGCGTACTTGCTGTGACCAGCAGAATCCCGGTGAACCGGGAGATTGCTGTTTTCCTCTATCTGCACACATGGAAACTTTTTGACGTTGCTGTCATTGATTTCGCCAGTGACGAAGATGCCAGGAACCTGTTTCCGAAGTTCGGTCGCAACAGCCGTGAAGATGGAATTGAAATAATCAATCAACTGCTCCAGACCTCCCTCCACGTTGCTTCGACTTGAGAAGCCATTTCCTCAACAGCCCCCCACATAGCCATAGCTGGCTCGTTGCCATCGGTGTAATTCAACTGCCCCTTGCCGGGAACAGTATCCACATAGGTTCCGGCATTACCGGGGTCACCGTAGTAGTACCAACGTCTGCCAGCACCCTTGCCTTGACCGTAGGAGCCATGTGCACCAACACCAGGCGGTAGTTCGCCACCATATCCGTTGTGATGTGCGCCAGTGCCAAACTCGATAAAGGCAACTGCCTTGCCCTCTGCAATGATGGTGCAGGTGTTCCCGTTTTGCTCAACACGGCAAGAGACATCGTTGTTACCGGCATATTCTGCATTGGCAAAGCGAACTTTCGCCACATCAAGCCCTTTGTCAGCCAACGCCTTTGCAAACTCCTGCGCTTTTTTGTTCAGGGTGGTCTTGTACTCCTGTATCTGACGTTCCGCATCACGAAGTCCGGCATCGCTCAACCTCACTTTAATTTTCACTTGCAGCCACCTCTTTCAGCGCATACAGCGTATCCGTGATATGCTCTGCGACCTTGACCACAATGTAATTGAAAGGCTTTGAAACGTCTGTCTGAAACCAAACGTGTGTACCTTCATAAAGCGGTGTGTTGCGCTTTTTGCTGGACGAACTGACCGCATAGCTGTAATCCGTGAATGCTCCAAAAGGGTTTGCTTCCGCAGAACCAGTAGGAGGACTGACGTTCAGCATCAGTTTTGCGGGGTCGCTCCACGATTCGTATGCCGATTCGCCAGTCTCGTTTCCCCACTCGTCCAAAACAGGCGTTTTCTCGCCGACCGGGTTTGAATACCACAGCGGGCGTTTATCCAGCGGGCTTCCATTGAACATCAGCCGATAACACCTACTCTCGGAACTACTTCATTCAGCAGAGATTGTGCCACATCGGACGATTCCCACACACGAGTAATGCCATTATTGGTATAGCTCGTCTGTCCGTTTGCGCCGATGTGGTTGTACAGTTCCGCTGCAATGCGTATCTGCAACGACTGATACTGCAAGGGCAGCTCGTCCGGTCTATTGCCGAATGGGTAGCCCTGCGCAAATATCTTGTCCTTGGCGAAATCAAGCAGCAGGTCAAAGAGTTGGTAGTCCTCGTCCGTGACTTCACGGTCAAGTGCAGGAGCAATGTACTGTCCTAGCTTGACTGCCGCTTCAGAATACTGGTCTCCCATGCTGCTTTCCTCCTTTCGCCTTAGTAAGCCTTGATGCAGTACACAGCGTCCATGCGCTCAAAGGACGGCAGGACGATTTCGGAAGCGTAGACGTTGGCGTTGACCGGATGAACGGTCAGCTCAGTAGTGATGGCGACGCCGGTGTTCACGATGGACACGGATGCGCCAGACTGGCCGGACAGCAGGTCGGCTTCCTCAGGAGTAGTGCCGTACCAAGTGCTGCCCAGAGCACCGGACGGAGCAACCACCACCATGCCGTCAGGCAGGTACTTCTCGCTTGCACTGTACTGGTCTGCCTTGAACATCTTGTCGTACAGATGAATGGTCAGACCGGTTGCAGATTCGATAATCTGCCGTGCTTCAGCGTCCAGCAGAACGGCGTTCGCCTTTGCGGTGACGGTCATGAACCGGTTCTTCACCTCATCCGAAGCAATCATGTTGCGGAAGGTGGCAGTATTCATGTACACCTCAGTCACAACCTCGCCCACGCTTGCCAGAACAGCGTCCTTTGCGGCGTTCAGGTCAGCAATGGGGGTGGCGGTGGTGACGTTCCACTTAGACTTTGCGGCAGAGACTTCCTTGTAGTTGGTGGACTTCCAAGTACCGTCCGGGTCGTAATTGTAGGTGTAATTCACGCCGTTCGCCTTAATGGTGATGCCAGGAACGCCATTGGCGGGAGCCAGAAGCTGCCAGATCATGCGCTCAGGAACAATGCGTGCGCCAGTGATAAGCTGTGCGGTGTCATCGTACAGGCGGTTCATCACGTCGCGGGCATAGGGGTCGTTGCTGTCCAGAACACGCAGGATTTCCTGACGGTCTTTTTCGCCCAGATGGTAGCCCTCACGGAAGAACGGCATCTCGGTCTCATCAAACTTGAAGCCCTCACGGGTGCGGAACGTAGCCTTTGCGTCAAATGCGCTGGGCATCAGGGAAACGCCAACGCCCTTGTGACCACGCAGCCACTTCAGGTCAAGACCGGCCTTCTTTTTTGCAGGGAACAGCGCATCAGATGCGAAAGGCATCGCATTAGTGGGGTCATTCGTCCAATAGGCGGCAATTGCAGCCGGGGCAAAGACTTCCTTAAGATTCAGTGCCATGTTGTTTTACCTCCTATTAAGCGTTCACGCTGATGTTGTCACGGCAGAAGATGCCAGGGATGGCGGTCTTAAGTGCAGTAATCGCATCAGAATCATAGGTAAAGCCGGAACTTGCAGCAGCTTTCTTGGTGTCGATAACGCCACGAATCAGCAGGGAAGCATTGGGGTTCTCTGTCGGGTCAACGTCATACAGAAGAATACCGTCTGCTGTGGCAGAAGTTGCTTTCTTTCCAGCTTTGGTCATGGGATAGCCAGCCTTAACCGCAGCAGCTTCAGTCACGGTAAAGGGAATGGCAGTGTAGTCATTGGAAGCAAGGATGGTGTCGTTGATTCCGTTGACCGTGTTTCGGGTAAACTTCATGTTTTCCTCCTTGTTAATGGAAAGCACTCATTGCGTCACTCGATGCCTTAGAAGTATTGGCATTCTGCTGTGCAAGGCTCTTAGCAAACGCCACGCCCTCACTATCAGAGCTGCCCTTACCATCCGCACCCGGAGGCGTGGGCATATCCTTCAGCAGAGAAGCCTTGTATGCAGTGTCATGAGCAGTCATGAACTCCGACTGGAACTTAAACACCTTGTCCATGTCGCCGTCAGCCAGTGCAGATGCAGCCTTGCCAGCCAGTTCAGCGTCATAACCCTGTGCAACGAACCTCTCACGGTAAGATGTAAGGGTCTTTTCCTTGACGAGGTTCTCCTTGTCGGCAGTCAGGGCTTCAATCTGCTTCTGCATCTCTGCCAGCTTGTCAGCCTGTTCCTGTGCGGCGTTCTCGTCATCGGTGCGCTTTGCCTTGAGCTGTTTCTTGTACTCAGCAGCTTCACCGTTGGCTTTCGTCACGGCGTTGCGCAGCTTCTCGACCTCTGCGTTAGGGTCTGCAACCTTTTCCAGCGCAGAAATGATTTCATCGGCGGTCATGCCCTCTTTGTAGGCATTACCAAGCAACACATTGAGTTTCATATCGTTAATTTCCTCCTGCGTTTTTTTACCGTTGCTTCCCTGCAACGCTGCGAAATTTGTATCCCGGCTTCCCTGCCGGAATATATCAGCCCGCTTATGCGGATTGATTTTTAGTCGATTCGTTCTCCTGCTGCGTTATAAACCGCTTCTGCGCTTGTGACATCAGGCGCAGAAAAATTTGTAGGGACAAGATAAACCGGCATTCCATAAAGCTTTGCAGCGTCAGCCTCCACAGTGCAGCCGTTATACAGCCACGCATTATCGCCGCAAATACCGATGAAATAATCAGCCTGCGAGAGGAGTTCGATGCTCTTGCCAAGATACCAAAGCCCTTCAGTTCTGCACTTAGGTGGTTTATCCTCGATATAGGTAGGGATAACCTCAAGGCTCTCACCGTACACTGCTTCGGCAATCTTGTGCAAACGGTCAAACGTCATCCGAATTTTTTCTTCCGACCGATTCTTCATCGGGCAAGAAATAAACAGCTTCTTCATTTTTGTCCTCCTTCCTTTGCATTAGCCTGTTCGCCAACCATTTTGCCGTTGTCGGCAATATGGTCAGTAGGCTGTTCCTGCGGTTTCGGAGCTTTGCCATCCTCGCCCAGCTTGCCAGCGGCAATCAGAAAGGGTTTGCTCATTTCATAAGCAGCCTGTGGGTCAGGGAACAAACCGGGCGTAGTAAATGCCAGCTGCGGGTCAATCGGCTGCTGAATCATCTGTGCGAAAATCTGAACCTTGCTCTGCTGGTTATCGTACTGACGGCGTGGCAACTTGATATTGATGTCGCTTGCCATTAGCTTAGAACCAGCCGTATCACGCAGGATTTTCAGCATCACAGACAGGCTTTGGCGTTCAGCATACTTGAACATATTCTCGTACTGCTGCGCTCTTGCTTCAGTGTGATTCCAGCCATTGCGGACGATAACTGCGCCCACGTTGTCGGACGTTGCGTTCTCGCTACCAGTGGCACTAGGCATGGCAGTCAGACTACGGTACACGTTCAACATAGAATCAAGCAAGGTCTGGCTCTGCTGCTGGTCAAGCTCGTTTGCAATCTGCGAAACAGATGCGGGCAAGCCAGAAGTGGATTTCAAGCACATTGCGCCCAATTCCTTGACCTGCTTTAGAGCATTTTCGTCCACAAGGCAGTTCGTGAACACCATGATGGACTGGATAAACTGTGCCACGCCGTCCAAACGGTTGCTTTCAAGGTCGTTGATGGCATCCAGAACAGGGATAGCCGGTTCAAACAGACCCATACGCTCCGGGTTGAGCTTGTATTCGACCATCGGCAACATTCCAAGAGAATGGTTCTCCGACTTTGTGACCTTGCCATTGTCGATTTCAAAGTACTGGTTTGGCGTATACACGCAAATCAGGTCGTTCAGGTCATTCTGATAATTGCGCGGGATATGCAGCACGTTGGCAATCGGCTTGTGACCGATGCCGGAGTTGTAAATCACATACGTCATGTCCGGGTCGGGAACGTCCACCAGAAGGGGCGTTTCATCCGGGTAGTTGCCGCCATACCCCTTGTCAGGGAGAACGATGCGGTATCCCTGTCCGCACTCCAACATCCACTGCCAGAGCCGCCGATCGAGCGCATCCTTGCCCTCATACTGCAAGGCGTTGGACAGCCGGGCGATTTCCTCGCCGTCACCCGTTGCCGTTTCAGACCGCACATAAGAGCAAGGCGTGCCGCTCATATAGCCCGTGTAAAAGCCCACGCACTCGTTGGCGTGGTTCTCCACAATACGGTTGGTGATTTCAGCGTGGTATTCTTTCGTACGATGGAGGACAGGCTGGCTACCCAAGTAGTAATTGTGCAGAAAGCGAATCTCGTTCTTGTTCAGCAGATGAATAGGCTCTGCCTTGCCCATGACCACTTTCAGCACGTTCGCCTGATTGATTTCCGTCTCCGGCGTTTCAATCGGCCTACGTCCGGTCAGCGGTTCATTCAAAAATCCATCAACAACTATCTGATACTCAGCCATGCGTTCCTCCTTTCCGGCAAAATAAAAAGCGCAGCAAGACAAACCTGTTAAGGTTTATCTCACTGCGCTTACAACTGCGCTTCAAAAGCTATTCAGTTTTTAAACTTTGGTACGGAGACCCATGTATCTTTTGGAAGGTTGGAATCTCCAATTGTAATCCAATGGCAAAGAGGACACAGAAGGGAGAACTTACCTTCCACTTCGCCAAGATAACGTCCGCAATCACACGGATTTCCGTTTGCGTCTTTTCGAGGACGCTTGCATCGTACTTTTGCTACCATCTGTGCTCCTTTCGTTGGATTTCTGGAAACAGGCTGTTGAGCACAGACCTGTCAGAAGCTACTGGGAAACTATTCGCACTTCCAGCCGTGCTATTCTTCGCCCGAAGAAAACCATTGCAGCCTTTACATTCAGTTGTCGGACAGACGTAAACGGGTCAGCTGCAATTTTGGTGCTGCATAATGGATTTGAACCAATGTATGTCCGGTTATGAGCCGGATGCTCTAGCCTGACTGAGCTAATGCAACATAGAAACCCAGCTTGATTGGTTAACCGCTGCTCTTTGCAATGTCATGCCTAAACATTACATTGAGAGCCGGGAATAGCGGTGGAGGTTTTGGAGAATAAAGCCATGCAAAGCTAGGTAGTTGGTTGTGCTGCGTAACGGAATCGAACCGTTGCTTGCCAGCCGTGGGGGAGACAGGCTGGCATTCCCCTTACAATTGGAAACGCAACATATAAAGCCCGGTGAAGGCGAAAGAGTGAGAAAACCTCCACCGGTGAAAGGAGGAATATGCTTGTTGACACGCACGCAAGTAAAATGACAAAACCCCGCGTGCAAGCTATTCCTTAAGGGAAGCTGCAAAACTTCCTGCGTACATTATAAGCCTTGTCAAGTAGTGAAATCAAATAAATAGACCCAGCGAACACAATATATTGTGTTTTCAATCAAAAAGGCCTCTTGACAGGCTCAATTTTACTGATTCCGTTGTACAGTTCATCGGCAAGCTGTGCCAGACTATCCGGTGCATCATCGTGCGGAACTTTACCAAGCTGCGTGAACATCGTCACCTGTTCCATGAATGCCTTGTACTCTTTCGACTGGTGCTTTTCGTCAAGGAAATAGAACCGTTTGATGTCCGGCGCATACTGGATGATTCTTGACAGCTTGCTTTGCCCACTGGGAGCACGCTGGCTGCGGACGGAGCAGTGATAGCCCTGCTGCCGGAGCTGGCTGTCCACTACGTCACAGTATTCATCGCCACCGTTGTTGGCTTCGCCACGCACCACATTGATTTTGTGCTGGATGATTTTGCCCACGACTTCCGGGCGGGTCACGGTCTTGTCTCCGTTGTTGAACACAAGGTCGGGGATGAACACGGCATCGCCGTACACATAAGCGATAGGGCAAGCGGTGAAGTCCCCGCCGCCCCATGCAATATCCATGACCATGAGCTTGCGATCAGGGTCTCCGTCAGGCAGAACACCGTTAAAATACCGCAATTCATCGGCAGGGAACAGCAGACCTTCACGCACATAGGGCTTGCCCATGTACTTTGCCCACCATGTTGCATCGTCAATGCTGGCTTTCATATCGGCATAGTAGGCATCGTCAAAGCCCACGCCATAGTCATAATTGAAGTTGCTGTGTCCGTTCTCGTCCACAGCGGGAATCACCCGAAATCGGTACTTTGGATTGTCTGCATACTGGTTCTGGATGCGCCCCAGAGGGTCAAGCACGTTCCAGCGTGTGCCGACCATCAGCTCTAATGCGCCTTGCTTTTTACGGTCTTTCAGCTGATTCAGATAGGCATCGTACTTGTTGTTCAAACGCTCAACGTTCAGACTTTCCTCCAAGTCCTCGATCAAGTCATCACTGTACAGAACGCCGCCCTCACCAATTTCAACAGCACCAGTCAGCGTGCCGCCAATGGAGCGGCAAGTAAGGGTAGGGAAACGCTTTTTGCGGTTCAAATCAACGCTCTCGTCCTTTGCGCTCTTATCTACAAGCTGAACGTCAAAGAAGATTTTCCCCCAATTATAAGTCACGGGGTCTGTGATGATAGACAGCACTTCGCCGTAGAAGCCATTAGTCAGCTTGTCAGAATGTCCGCTCATGACCGATGCAACGTCCGGGCGGTTGCCCATAAGCCATGTGATGAAGAAAATGCACAGCGTACTCTTGCCTACGCGAGCCGGAAGACTGACCCCCAAGAAATCTATCCGCTTATAAAACAAGTCCTCTAGGTCGTCTGCCAGCACTTTCAACACTCTGCGTCTAGGCTGATAGAACTTCTTCTCCGGCGCACGATTCCATTCAAGGTAAATGCAATAGCTGTCGAACACATCTTTTGCTTCAAACAGGTACGTCCGGCTGATAATGTCATAGACCTTCGCCACGTCCTCGCCTGTTTTCATCTTGCCCATCACGGCTGCACAGACAGAGCGCAGCTCACCGGAGTATTTGTAGGCATCAAACCTCTTGTCTTGCGGAAGAGCGTCCCTTAGGTTGACGACCGCCTGAAACCAGTCCTCGTAGACCTGCGCTTCTGTCGGATTCTGCTTTGCATACGCTTTGATGCTGTCAATGATAGCGATACACTGCTTTGGTTGCATAAAAAATAGGCACCCCCTACCTGAAAATGTAAAGAGTGCCTACAACTGCACAAAAATCAAATATTCGGTTTTATAATGCTGTTTTCGGAAAATTATTTAATGTAATTTAGTTTAACGGAACTTATTTTACCTTATTTATATAATCGAATAACGTAGGACCGGATTTGCAAGGCCACCAATAAATTTTATGCAATTTTTCTTTCAGCCTTACAAAAAACAACGGCTCATACCATTTTATCGGACGAATACCGGGATGCTCGTCATCCCCTAGCGTAACATAGCCCATATCATAAATATGAGTAGCAAGAATCACGCCGTCTTTATCATGCGAACCAGAGATCACGCTGTAAAGCCATTTGTCCTTTTCTATTGCATCTCTCAATTTTGGAAGGGAATAGTATCCATCTCGCAAATCCGGCTTCTCTTTTATAAGTGCGTCCATCATTTGTGCCGCAGCCCCTTTATATCCAAACACTTGATAACGATAAAGCAGTTTATTCATTCCGTACCTCTTTCTTTGATTATACAAGCGTTGGCTTCGGTTCTTCATCCCCAAGCATCAACTTGTAACTAAGATACTTTTCGATGATAATGTGTCTTTCTGCCAGTGTACCATAAATAAAGACGAGAGCATCTTTAGCAGCATCGTATTCATTCGGAAAAATGACAATTTCCTCGTTTGCAAAAGTCACGGTGCAGTTTTCCGAATGGCAAGCTTCCAAGAACCGCTTGATTTCAAGAAAACCGCCAAAGTCAAGCATAGACCGCAGCGTGATGCTACCATTCTTAACAATCAGTTCTTCTCCCTGCATATTATCCAGCCTTTCTCTGTTCAGCAATCCGATACCATGTCTGACGGGTCAAATAATGTTCGCTTGCTCATCAAGCCACGTTTCGCGGTCAAGTCTTTCCTTCTTTTCGATTAAGGTAGGAGTAAACGTTTTATCGCTCTTCCATCCAGCGTATTTCTTAAAATACGCAAGATAATCTTCTGCTATTGCGGAAATGCTTTCCAAAATAAATGTAAGAAGAGCAACTCTCATTTGCCGCTTAAACGTTTCGGAAGGGCCTTCTTTCTTGAAATTAAAAAATATGTTTTCATCATAAAACAAAACATTGCATTTCTTAGATTGGCATTCCAGCATAAAGGAAGTAAAATCTTTGCAGTTTACAAAATCGAAAACCGAACGAAATGTCAAATCTGCATCTTTTTTGATAAAATCCCAATAAAACGGTTTTTGCTTTTCCATATTGTTCTCCTTTTCTCTTGCCTGTTGGAGAAAAGAATGGTATACTGTGGTTGCACCATTCTTTTTCCTGTTTTGGTTGGTTTGGTGTACTCTTAGCGGTGGCTTGTGGTTGGGCTGCCGCTATTTTTATTTGCGTATCTTTCGACACGCTCATACCAAGTGGATTTCCCGATGCCAAGCTGCTTGCAGCACTCTTTTACAGTGATTTCGCCTTTTTGCTGTTGTTTTAATAGGCTTTCAAACTGCTGCTCGTCAACTTGCTTTTCCTGTCTGCCGAAGCTACGGCCTGTTCTGGCTGACACTCGCTTGCCGTCAACAATGGGCATAGCGGCTATGCCCTCTGCCTGACGCTGTTTGGTTTTCTTGCGCTCCTGTTCAGCTACTGCACCCAAAACCTCAATAAGGATGTTGTTTACCATTTCCAGCACCCATGTCTGGTCTTGGAAGTCAATAAGCGTGGTCGGAATATCGAGAATGCGAACAATCACGCCTTTTTCTTTGAACCATTGAAGTTCTCGCTTCATTTCGTCTTTGTCACGCCCGAATCGGTCAAATTCCTTGACGATGACTTCATCCCCAGCCTTGACAGTCTCTTTCAATCGTTTATACTGCGGACGGTCAAAGCTGCTACCTGTCATTTTATCACAAAATACATTCTCGTCCGGAATGTCGAACCGATCTCGTGCGATTTTAAGCTGTCTTGCAAGGCTTTGCTCCTTACTAGACACTCTAGCTAAGAAGTAACGCATTTTTTTCACCCATCACTTGATGTCAAACCCATTTTCGACTTTTGTCTCACGAGGGACTACCATAATCTTGTATCCCATAACCCTTAGTGTTTCATCCAGCTTGTTGACACTAATGTTTTTGTGCCTTAGACGTTCATTCAAGGTTTTAAGCGGAATGTTGAGCATATCACTTAACTTCGCTTGGTTCAATTCCTTCAATTTCAAAATTTCCTTTATCGCTTCACTTGCCGTCATTTTTCTTCGCCATCCTTTCTTGATTCTATTATATCAAGATATTTCTGGATGTCAAGATATTTCTGGACTTTCTTTGCTTGCGCTTATATTATATATAAATATACTCTAGTATGTATTTATACATACTAGAGTAGTATAAGGATGTTTACTTAGTTAATCACAATCAGGTAGAAAATTTTCTATAATAAGGAGTAATTCTTCCAAACTTCATTTCCGTAAAACTTTGGGTCTTGACAAGCATATTTTCACGCTTTATACTTGTTTCAGCGAAAGCGAGGTGATAGGCTTGGCAAGACGAGCAGAAACCTCGGAACGTGATAAGCTGCGCATGATAAGCACCCGGCTCACTGAGAACCAGATCGCAAGCATGGAAAGCAGCGCAAAGGCATTGAACATCTCAAAGGTCGATGTTATCCGCATGGGTATCGAGTGGGTAGCATCTTACGTTGAGAACATCAAGGCATAAAAAAATAAGCTACCAGCCGCAACCACCACGAAGCCACTGATAGCTTATCCACATCACGAAACGAGAACCTGCAACCACCAAGGGGGCAGTCTCCCTTTTCGGAATCTATTATACCAAAAAGGGCTGCTTTCCGCAAGAGTTAGGAGCAAAAAACATGAATTTTCCCACGACAACCGAAGAATTTCTGAAAACCCTCGCCCGCGGCAAAGAGCCGACCAGCAAGGACAGGGAGTATGCAGAAGCGCTAGGCAAGTTGTCCGAACTGAACTACCGGGCAGGGTACGAAGCGGGAGCTGCCAAAAACAACAGCTAAATTTTGTGCAAGTCTACAAACTTTTGGATTTTGTACAGATACCAGTACTACATTAAGCGTTTGCGTAATTGACAAACCACAACATATTGCATATACTGGTTGCACCCACATGAAGGGAGGTGAGTTTATGTACAGTCCTTATCTTGAACGCCACAATCATACGTTCACTGTTGCGCTGACCGAACGGCAGTTCCAATGGCTGAAAGCCTATTGCACCGAACACAAGGTTGCACAAGCCGCAGCCATCCGTGACACGTTCTTTGAGGTGCATCCCATCCCGGAGACCGATGAAAACGAAAAATGATACGCTCGCTAAAGTTTGGCGACCACAGCGAACGTATCATGTAAACCCTGAGAGAAGCATTCTCTCGCCGTTATTATAGCAGAAAATTGCTTCTCTCACAAGTGAAAAGGAGCTTTTTAATGCAACTTTCTTTGTCTGAGAACATCAAAATCTTCAACAACGCCGAGTTTGGCGAAATCCGTGTCATGCTCATTGATGACGACCCTTGGTTTGTTGGCAAGGACATTGCGGTAGCACTTGGCTACGCAAAGCCTGAGAACGCACTGTCAGCACACGTTGATGAACAAGATAAAACCACTACCCTGATTCAGGGTGATGGTTCTAATTACAAGAGCAAGACAACCATCATCAACGAATCAGGTTTGTACAGTCTGATTTTCAGCAGCAAGCTGGAAAGCGCACAGAGGTTCAAGCACTGGGTCACTCACGATGTATTGCCGTCCATCCGTAAGAACGGGATGTACATGACCGACAACCTGTTGGAGACGGCTATTGCCAACCCGGACTTCGTGATCGGTCTGATTCAGAACATGAAGGCCGAAAAAGAAAAGAGCGCAGCATTACAGATGCAGAACAAGCAGCTCTGTGAGAAGAACGAGGAGATGCAGCCAAAGGCAGACTACTTTGACGACCTCGTGGCGTGGAACGTGTCTACCAACTTTCGCTCTACCGCAAAGGAACTGCGCATTCCTGAACGCCTGTTCATCAAGATGCTTATTTCTGACGGTTACATCTACCGTGACAAGAGCAAGGGCATCCTGCCAAAAGCGGGCAAGGGTGACGGCCTGTTTGCGGTCAAGGAATACTGCAACCAGAAGAACAAGCACGGTGGCGTACAGACCAGGGTAACGCCGAAAGGCCGTGAAACTTTCCGTCTGCTCTATGCAAGCATCCGCAAAAACGGATAAGTAACGCTTTCTAAAAATTTAGAAAGCGAAAATAGAAAAGCCAGTGGTTAGAGAGCATCTATCCGCTGGCTTTTTGTGTTATGTGATTATCCTTCTACAAGGTCTGCGTACTTGACTTCAATGCGGGGCAGTTCATCGGTGGTGCTGGTCAATGCTCTGGTGATTTTTTCAAGCCCGGTGAACTCACCATAGACGGTGATAATATCATCGTCCAGAATCTTCACAGCATCGCCGCCACGCTTATCCAGCATATAATACTCGTCATCAGCATAGAAGCCATATCCGCTGTTGTCCGTGTAGGTTCTCCATGCTTTCTCGCTGCCGGAGAAGTTTGCGTCAATAATCTGCGAGACCTTTACTTTGACTACAATCTTAGTCCCTTCATACTTTTCAGGATAACGGCACAGTTCCTTATAGTCCACAGTCTGGCACTCTGCCTTGTAATCGTCCTCGCTGATTTCAGGAGCAACGGAAGAAGCGGTGGATGCACTCGCCTTGTTAGACGTAGCGTCCTTGTAGCCCTCTTCAAAGCCCTTCTTGCCGCTATCGCTAGAGCCACCAATAGCAGACAAGACAATCAAAACAATGATGGCGATGAACCACCAGCGCTTGTAGATGGGCGGCTTGTTCTTACCGCCACACTGAGGGCATACCTTTGCACTTGCGGCAATCTCTGCTCCACAGTGCTTGCACGTTGTCATTTTGCTTTTAGCCATTGTAGATTCCTCCCTTTCAAGGCTTGTAAGGAAAGTATAGCACAGAACACAGACCCTTTGTAGGGGTCTTTTTGTTTTTGCGGGAAATTTTTGGAACTTGAGATAGGGGTGGGGGTGTTTTGTGCAGAAAAGAGAGGGTGGGTAGGCGAGGAAAAACGCCTTTTTTATTTTGGAGATTTTTCGCACTACTCACCGGGCGGGGCTGGGCGGCGGCTGTATACCCCTCCGGTGGAGACCCCAGCCCCAGCGCACCCGAACAGACTGCACCGGCCTGCACTCGATACCAGACCGCCCACGCGGGCAGATCGTGACGGCAGCGGGGCTGGGCTGCCTGCTCAGTGCGTCCGGTAAAGTGTACAATTCCGGACGCTTTATTTTATCCATATTTATATGGATATATTTTGCTAAAAGTATTGACAATCCATATATATATGGATATAATATAATCAGTCCAGATAAATATGGACTACAACCACAATACACCAAAACAGGAGGACAAAAACCATGAAAGCAAAAAGAACCATGCGGGATATAAAATCCCAGTATCCGACCATTATTCAAGTAAGTTATTGCGATGCACAAAATATGCTGTGCATGGACGACCCCGCAGCATATACCGCTGGTGTGTACGGCTGGAACGCTGATATTTACCCGATCACCTCAGGCGTTGCAATCTGCACCGGGTACCGGCCTTTTGGCAACATCAAGCCCGATCGGGAAACTGTCAGCCGCTACGAAAAGCGGGCGCGGGAAATGCGCCGGGATTTGTGGAACGCTGAGGAGCTGGCAGAGCGCTTGCACAACTTGCAGATGGAATTTGTTCGGGAGGTATGCAACGTATGAACAAGCTTGTTTTTGAGGTGAACAACGGCAGAAAATTGGAACTTGTGCAGCGGGAGGATAACGGAACGACCCTTATTTGCTCCCTTGATGCACCGGACAACGAAGCATATATAAGCGCTGGTGACTTTGTGCAACTGATTAACCTTTATCGCTATTGCAAGCGGTACGACATCAAGAACGATTGGATTAACCCCAACGGCAAAAATGCGGAGGTATAAAAAATGATTACTCTTGACTTTTCCCAGTGGGCTGCAATCTGGTACGTTGGCGGCATGATCTCCGGGGCGCTGGTTATGATCGCATTTCTTAATAGCTAACAAGGAGGGCTAAAAAATGACGTTGTTCGAGGAAAAAGTGAACGAGTACCGCGAAAACAAGCGGCTTTTGGAAGAGCTGGAAGCGATGAACGAGAGCATTAAAGCGGACATTATCGCCATGATGCAAGGTGCGCCGGAAATGGCGCAGGGTACCGCAAAAGCCATTTACAAGGACGTTCAGAGCGTCCGACTTGATAGCAAGCTGCTCAAGACGCTGCACCCGGATATATACGCAGAGTGCAGCAGCAAGACCAGCTACAAGCGGTTCAGCGTGGTATAATGGAGGTCAAAAAATGAAAATTGATGAATTGAACGAAAAACAGGTCAACTTACTTCTTGATCTTGAAAACCAGCGCAAAAAGAACGAGGCGGACGGCGGCAAATATTCAGATTTTTATCTCCGTGTCTGTTTTGCGGCTGTTGCAAAATATTTTGAGCTTGAGGGCGGGCGGGTTGAGTGGTTCGAAGGGTTAAAGGAGATGCAAAAATGATTTTATCCGCGCTTCTGTTTTTCTTCTGGTTTTTCTCTGCACTGTTCAAGGCATCCAAGTGATGCTGATCGGATACTTTAACGGGGCTGCACCGTAAAGCAACCCCGCCCCAGCCCAAAAGGGCAAAAACTTTCTTCAAGTCCTATTTTTAGAGCTTGCAATATGATATACTATAAAAAAGGCAAAAGCCCAGAAAAGAGGGAAAAATCATGTTAAAAGACGTTTCTAGCAGCGCAGCCGCCCTATATGATGGAGGATGGAGAAGCGCAGACGCTGACCAACTCCGCACAGAATACGACTTGACAGAAGAGGAAGCGCAAGAGCTTTGCGCCGCCCTTGCAGACCTTGAAGAAAAAAATAAATAATTCCTACCCCGCCCACGCTGGCGGGGTTTTTCTTTTGCCTTGCATCTGCTGAGGGTGCAGGGCTTTTATTTTTGCCCTGTTGCAATACAGCAGCCGCGCAAGCCGCCTACACGCCAACTTCGCCACGCTGGAGGGCATACCGTCAAGCGCAGCATCTGCCCCAATACCAGATACAACCGCCACGCCGGGACACTGTGCAGGCCAGCACAGACAGCCTATTATAATAATGTATATAAGGGCGCGCCTCTGTTATGGATCCATGCCCGGCGGTGCAGTAGATCTCAGACCATACAAGCCCGGAGGGGTCAGCGTCTCCGCCTGTACCAAGCCAGCCCGGCACCCTCCACCCGGCGGGGCAGTCAAGCAGCAGGAGCACGGCGGGCGGCGCGGAACCATTGACGGCTGCCGCCGCAGCTCTTTTCGGGCTTTCGCCCGATAACCAATAAGGGCGATCAATAGTCGCAGCGTTCCGGCTGGAATAGTCGTAGAATAGTCGTAAAGTCGTCAGACGACCAGCTTTTAAAAGTCCCATATATAGTATAGTAACGAGCTGTCCGCTGATAGTCGCAGAGCAATAGTCGCAGTGTTTTCTTGCGAATCACCGTCAAATAGTCGTGTATTTTTTGTGTAAAATAGTCGTTCGCCTTTTAGAAGAAGGGAGATGCGATAGTCGCTAAGTCATCCGACCACCCCAAAAATCAATAAATGTCAAGACACCTGTCAATTTTATTCTCAGACAGCCATACCAAATTCGTATACCAACCGTACTTATTATAATATACGCTTATATATCCTAGTAATTATCTAGGGATTATTCTGCTAAAATAGTTGTATCATCCGATTCGGTCTGTTCCTGCTCGATTTAATTCCCAGTAACTCACTATGGTATTCAGCTTAATTCATAGCATTCTGCTAGGAATAGTCAATGCAACATTTGTACATATTCAACCGACAACAAAATGAAGTCAATTTTCCATGTCTAAAATAGCCGTAAACCATCCACCAATCCGAATCTTACGACAATTCTCGCCTACGGTCTGCTCTGCTGGCTAACGGTGTAGGTTTGGAGATAGAGGGTTGTAGGGGGAAAGAACCAGTTTGCAATTTCGCATAACTGTTATTTATTCGCTTTTGAACTATCGTAGCACACCCGGCTCCGTCAACGCGCGCGCTGGCGCATATAACGCCCGCGGACGCGCTAAACACACGGGGAGGGAAAGGGGGAGCACGGAAGATGTTAGGGGGATTATAGGGGGTAATAGGGGTTGTAGGGGAAAGAGGGGGACAAAAGGGGGAAAGAGGAAACAAGGGGGAAAGGGGACAAAAATTTGAAAGCCATTTGCGAAAGTGATAGTCAAAGCGTTTTTTCGTCTCAATCAGCCCTGCGATTGGATGAATAGTCGTTAGCATTCGTCCATCTGGCTGCTATCATCGCTGGAAAGGCGTGTAAAAGCCTGTCTGCCGCGCTTTTCTGATTGACCCGATAACTTTCACGCCTGACCCTGAAAAGCCGTTCTCTACGCTCCTGCATCGGTCTAATCACATGGTCTAGTTTGAGATATACCATCAGCATCAACGGAGAGACGCCTACGAGCGTCTGTGGCGTGCTTTTGAGATTAAGTCGATAAAGTTATCGTCTAGCATCTAAAACGCCTTAAAACAGGCTTTCTCGTGGAGTTGGCAAAAACAAAAGACTGCCATTGCTGACAGCCCATGTGCTCAATCCATCCAAGTATACTCTTGGAACCGTTGAATCTGCTTGTTAAACGTGATGGGAAGGTCGCCTATCTCGCCTTCCTTGTTTTTACTCAGCCGGAACAGATACTTGTCGGGGTTGTCGCCGGACAGAAGGATGATTGCATCTGCGTCCTGTTCAATCTGTCCGCTCTCTCGCAAGTCGGAGTTAGTAGGCGTTGCTCCGGGCTTGGATGGGTTTCGATTGAGTTGTGCCAGTGCCACCACAACAATGCCTGTGGTCTGTGCCAGTTCGTGCAGGGCAATGGATATGGCTGTAATGGCGGCATATCTGTCCTTTGCGCCTGTTTCGTGGATGAGTTGAAGATAGTCTACGAAGATAACCTGAGCCTTTTTACGGAGAGCCTGCGCCTTCATCCACGCCACGTTCTTTCCGGCAGCGGAGCGTATATATAAGGGCATCTTCATGTTCTTTGCCTGTCCGTCAATCTCATTCAAGCTGACCGCCTTATTTTTCACCGTGTCCAGAGGGCAGTATATTTGATTGGCCATCAGACGAGCGCCCAGCTTGCGTTTGCTGGTTTCCAAGCTGAAATAGTACACGGTGTAGTCCTGTTTTGCCATGCTTGCTGCTATTTGCAGAGACAGGGCTGTCTTGCCCGCAGACGGTCTGCCGCCGATGATGATGAAATCACCCGGTGAGATGTGCAGTGCTTCATCCAGACGCTCTAGGCCTGTCTTGATATACACAGGCTTTTCGTCCATGTGAAGCACATAGTCGTTCAGCACATCCTCGTATGTCCACGCATCTTCTTCCTCAGCTTTCAGGCTCATTGCTTCGCCCATCTGCTGGTAAATGTCTGATAGATCAGAATAGTCGGTAAGCTCGCTGGTCATCTGAAATGCCAGACCTTGCACACGAGTGAGTGCAGCTTGTTCTCTGATAAGCTGTGCCCAACGCTGCATCTGCTCCCTGTCAATTCGCACACACTCTGATTCACAGGTTTGGACACACGCCAAGAGCGTCTGCGCTACGTCTGGATGCTGCGTGTTTATCTCGACTATATCTATCTTACCCCTAGCCGTCCAATAGCCCTGAACAGCCGCAAAAGCGTCTCTCAGCTCAGGTCTGAACAAGTCAAGTTCAAGGTCTGGCATGATTTCATCCACAACGCCCGGCTTGCAGAGCATCAGCGCACCGATAAATACCGTTTGAACGTCCATTGTCATAGTCTAGGAAACTCCATCTCCGTACTTTGCTCGTACTGGTCATCCTGTTTCAATGCGTAAATGTCCTGCCACCCGGCATAGATGCTCTGGTCAAGAATGGCTTTCCAGTCGTGCCGATCAAACTTTTCCAGCTTGTTGCAGAGCATCTGTTTCGCCCGGTCTGTCATAGGCTTCTTGATTCTTGTACGCATCTGTGCGAACTCTCGCAGGGATTCCAGCAAGGCTTTATCGCCATGAGCAAAGTCGGAGAAGATGTCAGGTTTCTTTTTGACCGCACTCTCCGGCAGGGTCTTGACGTTCATCTGACTGTCAGTTGATACAATGGGTTCATTATCATCTGACTTTGAACTCATAGATGAGCTGACTTTCATCTCATTTATGACATGAGGATGAGATGACTTTCGTGTAGACCATCCTTTTGACGCAATATCGCTTCTTTTCGATTCTTCGTCGAGCAAATGCTTAATCAAAATGAAACAAGATTCTGCTTTTTTTGAGTTCAAAGTTGCGTCTTTTTCTTCAAAAACGTATGCACAGATTGCATCGTAGAGTTCCAACTTCTCTTTACTTTTGAGTGTGGAGATGGCTTCAAAGTAGTATCGTTGGAATGTAAAGCTGTCTCGTTTTTTGTCCATGCTCAATCCTCTTTGTAGCGTTTGTTCCATGCTTCGATAAGGTCTTTTTTAATCTTTTCTTTATCGACTGCGGAACAATTAAAGCTGTATGGCTTGCTCTCCATGAATACCCGACACTTGCACCAATTCTTGCCGTTTCTTCTTGTTATAAACATCCGACTTGTAAAATAGTCGCTTGTTTCTGCAATAGCCACTTTCCCACCGCAGAACGGGCATCTCTTGAGTTCTTCCATCTTTAGTCCTCCTCAAAACAAGCATCCAGTTTCAGATTCACGCAGCCAACCTTCGCCCGGAATGTTGACTATCTCATAATACTGCCGTGCAACGTAGATTGTTTTCTGCCCGTCCTCAGCAATCAGACCGACAATCAGATAGTTACCAGCTGCCATAAAGAACCAAGGGTTGCTTTTGTATGTCTCGCCCTTCATCCAGTTCTTCATCCTGTTCACGGCTTTTTCAATGTCCTTGTCGGGGCAGTCTAAGTTGTCGTATGCAAAGAAATCCTCAGGAAATTTAAGCTTTTTCACTTTCTGAATCCCTCTCTAGTTCTCGTGATTCGCTTATGCGCCTTGACAGGCCTTGTGCCTTTGCCGTACGCTGGGCGGATATGTTTTGCCTTGATGTACCCGCAAGGCGGCTTCGGCCCAAAGTCGAAAAGGCTCAAGTCCATAATGATGATGCCAAATTTCTTGTTCGTCATGTTTACTGCTCCTTACGCATACCATTTCGGTGCTTCGTTAAAGATTTCCACACCTTCTGTAAAGCCAAGCCTATCTAAGGTTTCACACATAATGCCATCCATCATGCTGTGAACAATTTCTTCATCATCGCCGTACTTTTGGTATGCTTCTTGCATTTCTGTCGTGAATGCGTCAATCATATCTTGCGTAACAACGATATTGTTTTCCATAAGCCCTCCTATACCATCGGAAACGTCATTCAATGCGCCACAGGACGCTGAATGTTCGGGTCAATAGTCGGCGCTACATCAATAGCACACAGCACTTCATCGTAGGCAAAACCCTCTACAGAATCAGAGAACGAGCTTCCTTTGTTGGATTCATTCTTCCACCTTTCAATCTTCTGGCGCAGTGCATCAGCATCGATTAATCTCATATTAGTCCTCCTTTGGCTCTTTTGGCGCATACGTCCAGTGAGTCACAACATACCAGTCGTTGTGTTCTAGTGGGTCATTGAATTCATCTCGCCACGCCTTTTTACCGAATGCTGGCGCATAAAATCCAAGTCTCATGTATCGCTCATAGTCATTTTCGTTTTGGTAGATATGTTTTACCATCAGAATCAGCATCGGAGCATCTGACGGCGGCAATTCATCTCGCACAGAATGCCATGCATACTTGTCCATATACATCACCTCATACCATCGGAAACGCCATCCAATGCGTCACAGTCACACCTTCCGGCAGTCTCTCGCCTATTTCGTCCCAAAACTGACCGTCTGCGTAACAGCCGAGAAAGTACGCTGTTGGTGAGATTCCTTGCAACATTTTTCCATCTTTATCACGCCACGTTGTCTTAGTTGCAAGCAACAAAGGCTACGTCCGCTCTCGTGACGGTTCGCTTGCTGGATGCCAAAGTGTGTTAGCCATGCGCGTTCTCCATTTTCGCTCCACAGTTCGGGCAGTAGTTCCAACGTGTGTGATGATTTTTTGTGTGGCATCTGCTACACTCGAACCTTGTGAACGTATCGTCCTGTACAATCCATTCAGCGGTACGCTCTAAGGCTGTCGGAGCATCTTCCACAATGTCAATGGCATCGCCAATGCCGCAAGCACGGCATCTAACTCCATTGTAGTTCTCGCAGCCATCGCAATATGCTTTCTGGATTCTTTCAATAAGTGCGTTTCGTTCAAGATATTCTGGATAATTAGCCATTGTCTTTTACCTCGATTGTTGGTGCAGTGTCGATGTAATCAAGCACATCATCTAGCGCATATCCCATGTAGGCGTACTCAACAGTAAACTCTTGCTCTAATTCCTGCATCCATTCTTCAATGCGTTTCCGTAGTGCATTGGCATCAATCGGTCTGGCTCTCATTGCTCGTCCTTTCTTCAAATCGTGTTATTCAAACTTAACCGTAAACGCTAAATATGATTGCAAACCCAACAAGAAAGAAAAGAACATTGACTGCTACAACCGCAATGGCTTTCAAGGTTATGTTGTCTATGTATTTTTCCAAAGTTCTAAGAACTATATATTTTTCGAGCAAATAAATCGGAAAAACGAACACAAAACCAATCATTGTCGTCAAAACAAAACCGAGTACAATTTCAAGCAAAGACATTTTTCTTTCTCCTTTCAATCTCCGTGCAAACCGCCTTGTAGAACGCATCCCACGTCTCATAGTCGCAGGAATCGCCAAAGTCAAATCCTGTCCGCTTGCGCTCTGCAATGTCACGTTCAAAGCAATCCAACGTCTTGTCGGTCAGCTCCGGCAGAAGCGAGATGATGTATCTGCAAACAAGACTAGGCATATATGACCGTCTGCCCAAGCAATAGCGGACAGCGCAGTTGCAGACCGCTCCGAAGTCGTCATTGGTTGGGTCTACCATGCCTTTTGGCACATCCGACTTCAAATCGTTCACGCTGCATTGAAGGGCTTCTGCGAATTTTGCCAGCCGCGTTTCCTTCTTTACGCCACGCTTTTGCTTTTCAACGGCACTGACGTACGCACTGGTTGTTCCAATCATCCTCGCAACATCTTTCTGCGTGATGCCAAGTTCAATCCTGCGCTTCTTGATTTTCTCCCCTGTTGTCATCTTTCTTCTCCCAGTCTTTGCACACATAGTCTGGTTCTGCAAAATAAGTCTTGCACTCAGACATACCATTGCAGCAGACCCACGAAAAGCTGTCATACCATTTACAGTTTGAGCAGGACTTGTCCACAGTTTGGCATAAAAGTTTCCCTTTGCTGTCCAGTAGAATGCCATTGCTCAGCCTGATTACATTACTTTCGCTCATCTTTCTTCTCCCATTCCTTGCAGCCACGTTCGTCCCACACAAAGTCTGCAAGCCGTTTCTGCACACGAGGAACAAGCTGAACCTTGTCCAGTTGTTCCATCGTGATTTCATCCGCAAAGCCAACGCCAAGCTCAGGCGGCGGGTCTGTTGCCCAGATGATGTTCTTTCCTGTCGTGTGGTCTTGCAAGAGGACAGGAAGGAACGTGCGTAGGCAAGGGTCGGAGAAGTCAATCAGTTTTCCCATTGGTCAGCCCTCACCATGATTTCGTTTTCCTCTTTCAGCCAGTCCTTGACGCAATGAAAGCAATGCTCACGGTTCTGGCAACGCTCCGGGTCACGATGCTTGATAAGCTCGCAGATGCCCGGTGTTAGGTTCTCCGTGATGTCATCGTCCGTCATGGAGTGAATGAAATCGCCGTTAGTCATGTTCTTCCACCTCTCTGTACTCCACTTCAATCTCCTTCGGCAAAGCCGTCTGGTACTTCTGGGCGAGCTGTTCTGCGCTCTGGGCATCGCCCAACGGTTGTTCAGGCGGCGCAACGGTGACTTCCACGTTGTCACGCATACCAAAGTAGTTCTTGGCTCGGAAAATCCACTCTGCCGGATTCTCCTGACCGTACATGCCGTTGTACGCCCACATGGACTGCATTTGCAGAATAAGTTTCAGAATGTACTTCTGCTGCAAGCTGTCGTCACGGCGCTTGCCTGTCATAATCTGTCTCAAGCTAGGCCATTCGATGCCCAGAACCAGCGCAATCCATTCCACCACAGGGGAGATTCTAGCTTCGATGCAAGCGTCAAAGAAGAAGTCAAGGCGTTGCTGCACTTCAATGGGGTTGTTCATGTCCACGCTCGGAAGGTCGCCAAAATACTTGGCTGCAATCATGCCGATGACCTTCTTGTCCTCTTCAACACCAATTCTTGACTGCAAATCGCCCGTATTCAGCATCTTAGACCTCGTGATTGCCAACTCCTGTTGTTCTTTCACTTTTTTACTCACCTGTGAGCGGATAGATTTCCGCTTGTTAAGCATCTGTTGTTTCTTCTTCTCACGCTCTTTCTCACGCTTCGCAGCGGCTTCTTCTTTTGCCTTTTGTGCTCGCTTCTCACGCTTTTTCTTTTCAGCTTCGGTCAGCGGCGGTCTGCCACGACCACGCTTCGGGGGTGTTGCCATGTATCAGACCTCCTTTGGCGGTTCAGGAAGTGGCATCCAATGGGTAACGGCGTATGGAATTTCACTCCCGACTTCTGCCCAATTTTTGTAAAAGTCCATAAAGCCAAAAATCGTATCGCCGTTATCGCAAAATGCAAGAACTGGAGTATGGTGTTTTGGTTGCCTATCCTTGACGCTAATCCATTTGTCAGGAAAACCGTTCTCGCTATAAGAAACCGTTTCAAAATAGTGCGTAGCCATTCCAAGTTCTTGCTCAATATCGCTGAGAATGCTGTTGTCATCCTCGTCCGTTTCGGTTTCAAGAACAAGGTAAATCCGCTTTTTCACACTCTCACCTCTTCATCTTTGTTTCGATGCTGTCCAGCTTCCGTGCAATCCACCAAACGGAACAGCAGTTGTCCCACTGCCGCCACCAAGCGCACTTTTCTTTCTCGCAGATGCACCGACCAAGCGGGTTGCTGGTCATCTTCATCGGGCAGTAAAGTTCGTTGTCCATTGGTTATTCCCCGTTCATCTTATAACATTTGCTACCGTTCTCGTTGAATCCCAAACACCAAGCTAACTCGGAAGCAATTTTCTGATAAATGCCTTTGGCGTTAAGCTCAGTTTCGGATTCCGCGCAGCCGCTATAAAGACCATACAGAAAAGCCAGCCTTTCACGCCCTACCATGTTAATTTCCTGAATCATCATTTCCACCCCATCACAACTGACGTACAAACGACCAGACACACGTTGATAAACAGCCAGACAAGCACTGCCTGCCGTTCCTCAAACAGGCTGTTCGCCATGTTTTTGATTGTCCGTTCGGACTGAACCACTACCGCCAGCAGGACTAGGCAGACCAGCCAGCGAGTTGCAAATTCAAACATTGTTAGCTCCACCTTTCTCTCAACTCTTTTTCGACCTGTTCTGACTTTGCGGTGATGTAATCCGCAAACTCGTCAGGGGTCATGTCCTCGTTTTTGAACTGTCCAACCATCTCCCAGTACCTGTCACCAATGCGGATGATTTTCTGCACCTGTTCATCGGTCAGGTCTACATCACACCGAAGGTTCTGAATCAGTGCGCCCCATGTGGCGGCTATGCCATCCAGAGCCATGCGAAAGCCATACAGCTGGTTTTGGCGTGCGATTTTGCGGAGGTTGGTTGGATTGATCTGTTTGCCGCACAAGGGGCAGTTTCCAAATTTATTCATCCGGCTGCTCCTTATCTTGAAGTCGATGGAGCCAACGGTAGTATTTTTCACTTGAAATAATTTCAATTCGCTCATGCGCTTTTCCGTCACCCGAAGCACCAAGCGCAACCATGCACACCATAACATCTGCGTATTCCTCTTCAAACGCCTTTCGGCATTCTTCGATGCTCTTCGGTGTCGGGTTCGTGTCATCCAACGCACGGCGCAGCTTCAATGCAGCCTGTGCCAGTTCGGACGCTTCTTCTGCCAATTGCGCCAAGATTTCCGTCTTAGGCAAAATGTCTGAAATTTTCTTTTGCATAGCTCTACCTCTTTCAGTAGTATTGGATTTCAACCATTGAAGTGGATACAAGCTCAAATCGACCGTCTCCCAGAGGTATTTGGAGTAGTTTGTAATCTCTTGCACTAGAGATCGGAATCAGCTCGTTAAAACTTTCCACCGTAATGGTGTACTTTGGATGCCGTGCGCTACCGTAGCCTACTTTTTCAATTTCCGGGGAATAGACCGTGACGTGATAACACGGTTTGCTAGCTTCTTCCGCTTTAGCAGAGGCTTTAGCGGCGGTCGGATGGCAGGATGTAAAGAGCAGCGTGAGCAGTAGTGCTACGGTTGCGATTGTGAAGCGGATAAAACGGTGATTTATTTTGTTTTTCATTTCAATAATTCCTCCATCTTTGCGCCACAGTTCGGGCAATAGTGATAAAGACGGGGTGCAGCTATCGCTTCACTAGGAAACTTGCAGTTCGAGCACACCCAAAAGGCATCTTCAAAGCAAACGCTCTCTTCCCAATGTGCCACCGGTCGCAAGGTTTCCGGGTCAACAGCAGGAGCTTTCATCAGGTCATCGGCAAGTCCGGAAACGAGGTTCGCAACGCATTCCTCGATAACGCCCGCGTTGTAGTCGGTACAGTTCCCGGAGGCCATCAATGTTTTGGCCTCATCCAGATTCTTCTTCACCGCATCGTTCCATCCGTTGGCGATGGGTACTACATTAACTAACCGTATGTCGCTCATTTTTTATCTCCTTTCAGCCAGTCGTTCAGCTTTGCCATGCAAGAGGGACAAAGGGCAACGGTTTCATCTCTTATCGAGTAAATCCCTTTATCATCGCCAGAAAGGCACTTTACAATAGAATTGCTTTCAAATTGGTCAAGTTCGTCATCAAACGGTGTCATGTATTTTACATCGTTGGAAAGCGGAAACGCTTCACCGCACCTATCGCATACCATTGTCATTTTCACCACAACTCCCAACTAGCCTTGAGTTCTTTTCCGATTTCAACAGAAAGTTTTTTGATGATGATTCTTGCGTGTTCATACTGAGCTTTTACACCGTATGAATAATCTGTGACAACCTTCTTCGAGCTTTCATTGCTTCTCATTTTCTTTCTAAGGTTTTCTTCGTTCTCCATAAGGAGTTCGCTTTGGTACAGTCCCAGAAGCCTTACCAATTCTTGTTTTTCAGACAGTTGCATTTTCTTTCTCCAATCTCTTTAACAACCCATCCACGTCATACCGCCAATGGACACGCAGTCTCTTTGCTTTGACCTCTATCCCCTCTTGCTCTGCCCACTGCCAAGGGATGCTCTTACGGCTCCCGTTGTATCGGAATGCCAGAATTTTGCTGGCAGGGATTGCAAAGGTGCGGCTGACTGCCCTGTAATTGACTATCACATGGGCGGTCTGACCGCTGTACCCCATTGCTTCTACCATGTCCGTGATGTGTTTTTCCTTGTGGTATTTGCACTTTGCCTTGTCGTACTTGCCGAGCACCTTTTCCAGAGGGATAGAGGGCGTTTCAATGGTTTTTAGCTCAAACAGGTGGTTCATCGGGTATCGGTACACAAGGAAGTCGCAGATGTTGTCGATGGAGAAGGACAAGTTCTCGTTGCCGCCGTAGTAGGTGGCGGCACTGTCTTTCAGGCGATAGCACCACGCATCGGACGGGACGGATGCTTTAAAGTCCGCTTCAAACTGCTTGCCGGTGTTCATTCATCGTCCTCTGGCAGTGCAGGAATCGGCATCCAGAACCTAACCTCTTCACGGCCAACTTCTTCTCTCCACTCACCACCTCTAAATTCTCTTGTTGAAACACAATCGTCCAAACTCCAAAATTTGTATACAACAAAGTAGATTCCGTCCGAAGTCGGCAGTGCATCCTTCACGCTTGTCCACAACTGCATTGCGGTTGGAACCGTATCAATCCATTCTTCGGCTTTTCTTAGGTCGATGGCTTCTCCCATGTTCCCCAATGCATCAATAACATCCTCTGTGTCAACAAGTCTCATCCTCGTTCACCTCTAAATTCACTTCCGAGAAACCGCTTCTTGCCACGTTCCCGGTGCTTGTCCTCGCAGTTGCGGTGGTACACGCTCTGGCTGTGGTTCAGCTCATGCACGAACGCCTTGCGCTCCTCGAAGTCTTTTTTCTCTGCTTTGTACTTCTCGCAAGTGTCGTGGCAAGCTGTGCAGCGTGATGTGCAGTTAAGACAACAGGTAATCATCTTTCCAAACGCCCGTCCAGCCAGATAGCGCAGCTCTTATATAAGGTAGGCGGTCAGGGTTTATGTCCTAAAAGGGCAAATCCGATGAATCGTCAATCACAGAGAAGTCATCTGCGTTGCCCTGCGAGTAGTTTTGCAGTGCATCCTGCGCCCGATCGGCGGGCTTGCTGTCAGACTTGCTACCGCAGAAGTCGACCTTGTTCGCCATGATTTCCGTTGCAGTGCGGTTGTTTCCCTGCTTGTCGGTATACTTCCGGGTCTGGATGCTGCCAGTCACCAGAATCAGGCTCCCCTTCTGAAACCACTTGGAAACGAACAGTGCCGTATTACCAAATGCGGTGCAGTTGAAAAAGTCGGTTTCCTTTTGACCGCCACTCTGACGGTCGCAGGCAATGCTGAACGTACAAACATCCTTGCCGGATTTCGTGACCTTAGCTTCAGGCGTGTAAACCAGACGCCCCTGAATTGCGATAGAGTTAAGCATTGTTTAGCCCTCCTTCGGCTGTTTCTGAGCACAGTCCCAACACAGGACACGCCCAAAGCGTTTCTTCGTGCTTCTTGCAGTTTCCAGCGGAGTGACTGTGCGGTTGTTGTACTGAATAGGCTGCAACTGCTTTCCGCAGCAAGCGCACGGAGGAATATTTTCTGCTTCCGCTTGCTTTTGGACAGGTTTGCTTGCCCTGCTTGCGGTCTGTTTTTGATACTCGTCCGTGTCAGCGTCCTTCGTATCGTCAATGCAGAACAAACCGTTCAAGGCGTACTTTCTGGCGTAGCTGCTTGCAGTGCCGGTAAGTTGGGAATCTGACATACCAGATTGCTGCTTTGGCTCTCTGGCGTATGCCGTGTTAGATATTTTGTCTCCGGTCTCCGAATCGTAGATTGTTGCAGTCGCTTTGATATAGTGGTACTCGCCACTCTGTACAGGCTCGTCTTCAAGAACAAGACAGGCTCCGTATTTCGCAAGGAGGGGTTTTACTGCTTCCAGAATGTCTTCGCAACTGCGGTAATTGTACTTACCAAAAGAATTGCGCTGGCTTTTTGGGGCTTTCAGCTCGCCTTGAATTTTGGAAAGCTTCACAAGTGTTTCCATATTTCTCTCTCCATAAAGCATCTTTTGCTTTCTTAGCTTCTTCTATGGTTTTGAATCGGTATGTTTTTCCGCTAAAGTGGAACGAATATTTGCGTTTCAAACCTTTCGTTGAACGGTCTTCGTAGATTCCGTACTCGCCAGTTAAAGTGTTTCTGGCCTGAACAGTATTTGCAACATTATCAGCTTGGGTTACGCAGCGAAGATTCTCAATCCTGTTGTCTGTCCTGATTCCATTGATATGATCGATTACTCCAATAGGCATTAGCCCATAATGAAGTGCGTATACAAGGCGGTGTGCTTTGTATTGCTTTCCTTTGATTTTTACAATCAAATAACCGTCTTTATCGTAGCTTCCTGCACTGTTTTTCCTGTCTTTTCTGTGTAACGTACCGCCAGAATCAACGTAAAACCATTTGCAAAGATACTCGACAAGTTCCTTATCGGTCATGGAATCGTCCTCCTTTCTTCGGCTTCATTAGGCTTCATCGTTCTTTCTTCGGCTTAACTCGGCTGTACAAAATTAACCAGCCATCAGGTCTGCCAACTGTGCGCAAAGGTCTTTCAGCTCTGCTTCCCTGTCCTCAATCTCGGACTGCAAGTCCTCAATCGCTGCCAGTCGGTCGGCATCCTTCGCTTCCGCCATTTGTTCGTTGGTCATGAAGTACACGCCGTCCTCCGGCTCTGTCACGCCACCGAATCTGTCGAGGTTAATCATCTTTGGGTCTCCCTCTCTTGCGTTCCTCTTTGATTTGCAGTGCGCTATACCACTGGTCTTTGTCAATTTCGATGGTAGACCACCGATGGTTACAGGCGATACACTTCTTTCTGCGAACAATGCTGTCGTGGTCAGACCGGCTGTCAACCGTTGTAATGCTGTCACTGCCGCACACGGGGCATTTCATTGTGCATCCCTCCACTCGTTTGTGTGGTGAGGAATGCGTTTTACTTTGCGATTTTCCTGTTCAATACGTTTTTCAGAACTGACACCAATGGCACATAAGACGAGTGCTGCGGCGAGGAAACTACACGAAAGGAAAACATATCCAAACATCGCTACTGTGCTCTGACTTTTCTGGATTGCATCGCCACATCCTACTGAAAAGATCGCTAACGCGATTCCAAGCGTACAAAGGACATTAGCTTTCAGGCTTTTCACTCTTATTACCTCCAAAACTCAGTATCCACGCCGTAGCCATTGCCATAGATACCATGATAATTCCACGGGCGGCTGATGCTCCTACCAGAATTCCGATGTGATGCACCATCCAGAAGTTCAGCAGAAATACCGCCAAAACCACTGCCAGTGCTATGCCCCACATCAGGGCAACTTCAATCAGTGCTTTCACTTTATCTCCTTTCATTTTTGCCATTGCGAGTCATGACGATACCATGCGTTGCCGTTGCTTTTCGGTGAATCGCCTTGCCTTTGCTTTTCTGCTCCTAGCTACTCAATGCCAAAGCGTGTCGCATCTACTCATTGCCATCGCTTCGCTACGCCTTGCATCGCCTTTGCTTATCAAAGCCACACCTTGCATCCATAGCCTTTGCTGCGCCGCTCATGTCGGTTCCATGCAATTCCATTGCTCGTCTGAGCCTTGCTTCGCCATGCCTTTGCAGATCTCGTCAAATCAGCGCATCGCCGTTGCCGCTCAAGTCGCTTCGTCTCCGGGCATTGCCTTAGCATTTCTGAGCCAATCGTCACTATGCCGTTGCAGTTCCACGCCGAGTGCAGCACAGCCCTACCCCGCCATAGCGGTTAATTGATGATTTCGTAAGCAAAGCGTCCTTTAGAACTGTTTCTCCACTGGCCGATGCCACGCAGAGCGCCGTAATCCAGCCACTCGAGCACGACCTTTTCGTGAGAATCGTCCAAAAGAACGATTTCAAACTCGCAGGTCGAACCAGCTGGAATCTGCTCGCTGTTGGCAAGGCTTACACGTTCTCCCTGCGCCGTCTGTGCGCGGAGAGGGCGCTGGCACTCGGTAATCTCGCCGTTCACATGAATGGGAATCATCCGGGGAGACACGAAAATAAGACCGTCAATTACCTTCTTGTAGGCCGTCAGCTTGCCGCTTTCGTTCACGGCCTTCTTCTTGCCAGTTTCGGTCTTGCCGCCGATACGACCCAGCATACCGCAAGAATCCTTGAAGAAGCCCTTGATCTGGTAGTCATACAAGGCGGGTTCTCCGTTTTCGTTGCGAGGGAACACGGTCATGCCCTTATCTGCCACAGCATCAGCGCCCAGAGCAGCAACCTCGTCCTCGATGGTATTTGCATCCGGGGGCTTGCTGGCGATGAACTCGCGTGCAATGTTCTGATTGCTAGGCCATGTGCCGAGAACTGCTTCGGTGAATGTGATTCTTACCTTGATTTTTTTCATTTTTGCTCACTCTTTCTTTCTCAATATGTTCCAGTCTTAAAGGTTCACGCTCTTGCCAGCGATTCTGCCACGGACTGCTTTTGTTGAAGTTGCTTATTGCTTTCTTCATCGTTTGCCATCCTTCGATTACGTTGGATGCGTTCCAGCCGTTCTTTTTCCCGGCTGTGCCAGCGGATTTCCCGCTTGCCGTAGTACTTACCGTTCATCAGGAGCCTTCACCTTTCCTTGTGCAAGTAAAGTACTGTAATAGCCGTAGCTCATACCATATCGTTTTGCGGCATCGTTCATCTGTCGCACGGTATACTTTGGAGCCTCGTGCTTTTGAGGTCTCGCACGTTCTGGCTCCTGCACATCCCAAGTAATTTTGAGCTCACCAGATGCTTTTAGCTCATTCAGTTCTTTTTGCTTTTTGGCTTTGTACTTTTTGGTCAAAGCCTTGTTTGCATCTGCTGCGCATTCAGGGTGATACTTCTGAGACCAGACCTTCCGAACCATTGGCTTCTTGCACCAAGCGCATAAAGCCGGTTCCGGCTTAGCCTTGATTCCTTTCTTTATAAGAGCCTGCCGTTCTCTGTGAACAATGATTTTACATTCTTCACAGTATTTCTTGCACGGATTTACAAGGCCAAGAAAGACACCGCAGCGCTCACAGTATTTAATTTCCATCCACTTCACTTGCCTTTCTTAAGGCTCTTTCATTGTGTTCAGAAAAACACTGGTCAAGAAACTGGATAAACTTTGCGATTTTCTTTGCATCTTCCGGCGTGCAACCATTTTCTACAAAGTGCCTTGTCGCCTGCTCACTCTTGAAATCCGAGTAGGTCTTGGCCGCGGCGTCAATGGCAAACTTGGCTTCTTCCGGGTATTCAAGGTCAACCTTTAAGGCGATAATCTGTTCCATGTTCAGCCCTCCTTCTGCTCGATTTCAAGAATCTTGCAAATGCTCTGGATAATTTTCTCCGGCTTTCGCTCGCCACGAAGAATCTTGTAGAGGTACGAATCATCAAGGAACAATCCGGTATCACTTTGAACCTCCTGAATCAGCTCCGTTTGCTTCATACCTCGCTGCAACAGCTTCATTTTCACTTCCAGCTCAAAGCCAGAACGGAAGTTTTCTTTCAAAATTTCACCTCCATTTGCTAAAATCTATTGACAAGTACGGAAAACTGTACTAATATAAGGGTGTAGAGAGTTTATATTGTACAGCGTTCTGTACTTCCCATGTCTGTATTATAGTACAGCCATCTGTACAAGTCAACTCTTTTGTACAAAATTCTGTGCATTTGTATACTTGCACAAATATGGGAGTGTTCTTATGTCGGACTTGTACAGCAACATCCATGCACTCTGCGAAAAAGAGGACATCAAAGACGGAACCCTTTGCAGCAACATTGGGATTCGCCGCAGTTTTCTTTCCGAATTGAAAGCCGGAAGAACCAAAAGCCTGTCCGCAGAGGTTCTTTCTAAGATTGCAGCCTACTTCAACGTATCGGTAGACTACCTTCTTACTGGCGAACAAAAAGAAAACCCGCCCCAGCAGCCGCAAAGTGAGGTTGATGCAGCAGTGGAACGGATTAGAAAAAAGCTTGAATCTATGCCGAAAGAACAGCGTGAAGCGCTGATGAACCTAATCGAGAAGATGTGAGGTAAGCCCGTGTATTACTTGTTGTGCGGCTGTGCCTTTTGCTTTTGGTTCATGCAGGCCTTGTTAAAAGGCAATGACCGTGTACTATATGGCAACAGCAGAAAATATCGTTACCGTAGAAACCGAAAAAAGAAGTGGTTCTGACCCGGTAAAATAAAAACCCCTTGTACCGGGCTGGTGTAGCTCTGCGCAAGGGGTTTTCTATTATTCCAGGTCTAGGGCTTGCTCCGCTGCCGGAATCTTTTCAGGATGTTCCAGCAGCCATGCAATAAATCGGTCAATCTTGGCTCTTTCCTGTTCACTCATTGTGGCATATCCTCCCGATCAGTAAAAATGAATGTTCATTTGATACGATTATACATCTTCTAGTTGTAAAATCAATGTATTTTTAACAACTTCGTAAAAATCGAATGTTTTCTTCGCATCCATTACTTTGTATCAGGGAAGCCAAAAATCGCAATGACAATGATTAAGAGCCACATTAAGTTTAAGTTACCCTTTGCTTTGTAACATTCCGTTGAGCATGGAACGAAAGGGGTTATTCGGTAAATCGTCCAGCACATCTGCTTTGACGAGAGCGTTTGTGCTGATGCTGTGCGAAACATTGTTTAGCTGCACAATGGCATCGTCCAAGTCTTTTACGGTTGCTCCACGCCGTTCCATTGACTGAAGGAAGGTTTTCACTTCTTCAAGAACAACAGGGTTTTCGGTTTTATAGAATCCGTTCGTAAAGTCCATCTTCTTCTCCTTTCACAGTTCCACAAGCTGTCCCTCAATGCGTTCGATGTTGTCTGCTGGGTCACGCCCATCATCTAAGGCGGCCACGGCACGTTCCAGGATGCCTTTTGCTTCGAGGTAAGCATCTTTATCAGCTTCGTACCCAGAAAGGCTCAGGACAAGCTCCAGCGTCCGTCTGCGAGCGTATGGGACAATCAAATTATCTACAGTTCGGTTCATTAGCTTTCCTCCCACGGTTCAGGTGTGTGTGGTTGCCCATCGGGGACGCTGGCGGGCATTCCGTCGATGATCGGCATACGTTCATGGTTCCAGATTGCAGTTTCTTTCATTTTTGTTCCCTTCCTCTTTGGAATTTTTTGACAATACAGTTATATCACATCTCGCTGTTTCAATGGAACAGCGACTTTTTTCAATTATTGTTTCACATTTTGAACAATATATCAGTTGAATTTCTTTGCTTTTGTATCATTTTGTCGAAAGAGGGGTATTTATGGATGATTATAGGATACGAGTGGCAAAAGCGTTAGAGATGGCAAGAGCAGAATCCGGACTTAGCCAACAGAAGCTTGCGGACAAAATGGGTGTAGGCCGGACATCCATTTTCCGTTATGAGCAAGGAACAATGACCCCAGATGCCTCTACTATCATAAAATGGTTTGTGTGCTGCGGTGTTGCGGCCAAGCCGTACATAGACACTTGTTTGCATCCTGGATTATTGGAAAGTCTGGCTGGCGATGCTAGCACCGAGAGAAAGAGGGATGCACTGATAGAGCATATCAAAGAAGCCCATCCGCAAGAAATTGATCTACTGTGCTATCTGATCTATGGCAATCACGGCTCAGATTACCTTGCCGTTCTGTGCGAAATGGTAGCCAACCTTCACACGACTTTGCGTGATCGTGTATCCGTCTGCCGCACCGTCACAGGTCATTATGAAATGGCACAGGCCACCAAAACCGACCCAGATCCAGACGGAACACAGCCCAATATGCAGATTTTGTATCAGGCACAGGACAGTGGGGAAGCTGCGGCCATGAAGCGAAACGATTCTTATACCATCAACGAAGAAAACATTTTGCGCTGATTGTCGAATTATCGCAGTTTTTGAAGAACATTTTGTCCACGTTCATCCACTTTTTGTACACGTTTCATGCAGATTGGGTATACCTTCGCCTTGTCAATTTGTCCCCCATAGGCTATGAATCGACAATATTTGCGCGGAATAAATAACGTAGTAGCGATAATATGCAGTTTGCATTTAATCGGCTCGTCAATCCGTCCCCCATAACACCGGTTCAAAAGTTTTCATCCACCTTTTGTACACGTTAGATAAGACTAATCATTACCGGGAATACTTTATTTGGCAAATGGAAGGTTGAGTTGTCAACAAACTGGAATGGAAAAATAAAGAAATTGTTGAAAATTATCGTCATCGCCTATTTAACGATGATATTTAACCTCTTGTTTATTTCTTGTTTAATATATAATATGTAGATGGGGGACGAAATGACAAAGCATGGGGGACGTTTTGACAAGTCATGGGGGACGTTTTGACGACCCTATGGGGGACAAAAAGACAAGCCATGGGGGACAAAACTTGTTGACTCGTCCCCCGACCTGTGCTATACTGTGTTTAGACTGATAAAGGAGGTGAATGGATGCCAAAAATATCAGACAATAACCTTGTCGAGAAAAGTAAATCCCTTGTGTGGGCAAAGTTTAGGGACTACACAGCAGGCGAGCTTCGGTTGCTAGAGGTTTACTTGTCAAGAATAAATCCGAGAGACCCAAACAGCAGCCGTGTGGAGTTCTCGTTGGCAGAGTACAGAGACCTGCTCGGACTGAAAAGCCTTGATGCACGAAGGATTGAGCCGCAAATCAAGCACTTTTTGGGCAATACGGTGTCGATTCCCATTGACAAAGAGAAGGGGACGTTTGAGAGCTTTGTCCTTTTCACAAGGGCAAAACTGGACTATGTGCCGGAAACAAGGTCTTATGTTGTGGCAATCACTTGCAACCCTGACCTTCGACCCATCTTTTTTGATATTGCCGAAAGCGGCTATGTTCGGTATCGGCTGCGTTACACGTCACGGATGAAATCACAATACAGCATTCTGCTTTACTCGATTCTTCGTGACTGGCTGAACATGGACAGCAAACCGCATGAAATCAGTCTGAAGAAGTTGAGAGAGCAGCTCGGAGCAATGGAAGCCAGCTACGATGTTTATAAGAACCTTCGCAAGCGAGTGCTTGACGTTGCAGTGGATGAAATCAATGCTGTTTCTGACATTGTGGTGACCTATGAACCGGTTCTTGTGGCACGAAAGGCTGTGGCAGTCAAGTTCAAGCCCAAAATTAAAGCGTCTGAGACGCTGATTGAAGCTCAGGCAAGCGAAGTATCAACCGAACCTCAAAAAGCCGCTAGAAAGCCCCGCAGAAGCGGATATGATGATTTTGACTGGTCTATGTGTGACGAGCTGGAAAAGCAAGACTGCATTGACGTGGCAAAAGTGGTTGAGAAGTGGATGAAGAAAGAGCATCCAGAAATCAAGCTACCAAGACGCAGAGAAGCGGTTTACGACACGGTAAAGGCTGCGTATAAGGACATCTTGTCCTTGAGCAGAACGCCGTTTCCCGACAGACCTGTTGGTTATCTGATTAGAAGCGTGGACAAGGCGGGCGTTGTGGACAAGTATATGCCCGCTTTCTATTCCATCGAAGCATTGCGAAAGTAGGCAGATGCAGCACATTAAGCAGAATAAGCGAACGATGCAGAAAGGAGAAAGATGAAGAGAGAAGATTTGTATATTGGGCAAAAAATATATATATGCCCAATAATGCTTCCGCAGTTCAATTATAAAAAACCAAGACATTCAAAAATAAAAAAGATTGGGCGAAAATATGCAACATTCAATGATTATGGAGAACGCAGATTTGAAATCGAAACTGGGAAAATTGATTGCGGGAATTATTCGTCTACCGAAAAAATCGTTTTGAATGTTTCAGACTATTACGATGAAGTTGACAAAGAAAAACTTCGTTTTGCGATTTTAGACAAAGTAAAAATGAAAAATGATAGTGTTTCTTTGCACGATTTTGAAAAAGCAGCCAGAGCATTAAAATGCGAAGTAGAGTTGTGTCAAAGAGAAGAAGAATGAAGAGAGTGATAAAATGGCAAAAGTTCCCTACTCCGTTTTGAATAAAGCGGAACTTGACCTTGAAAAGAAGTTTGATTATCAGTTTCGGTTCAATCATCATGGAAATCAGGCTTCTGTAAGGGTTTTGCCGCAGAAAAGTTATAGCGAACTAACGCCTGACGAAGCGATTGAAGCCGGGAAGCTTCTGATCGAAGCTGGTAAAGCAGCGAAAGAGTTTGTTTATAACGGATATTTTATAGACTGGGGAGAATAAAAATGGCAAAAATTATAGCTGTCGCCAACCAGAAGGGCGGCACAGGAAAGACTACCACAAGCACCTGTCTGGCGGGTGCGTTGCAGCTGCTTGGCAAGAAGGTGTTGCTGGTGGACTGCGATGCCCAGTGCAACGCAACGGACACTTACGGCGCAAAGACAGAGGACGTGTGTACCCTGTTTGATGTGATGACCCGGCAGGGCACGGTAGAAGAAGGAATCCAGCACTGTGAAGCTGGTGACATTCTTCCGTCCGACAACGCATTGAAGGACATTGACGAACAGCTTGTCCGGGACATTGGCAAGAACTTCCGGCTGAGAGAAGCCCTTGAAAGCGTGTCCGGCCAGTATGATTACATTGTGCTAGACACTCCCCCGCAGCTTGGTCTTGCGCTTGTAAACGCGCTGATCGCTGCCAACAGCATCATCGTTCCCATTACAGCAGACCGCTATGCGCTTGCCGGATTGAGCCAACTTTCGCAGACCATTGGCGATGTTCGCAGATATTTCAACCCGACCTTGAAGATTGAAGGGCTCCTTCTGAACCAGTACAAGAGCCGTGAAAACCTGTCCAAAGAGGTTGTGGAGCAGCTCCCTGTGATTGCACAAAGTATGGGAACAAGGCTGCTGGACGTGAAGATTAGACCGTCTATGGGCGTTCGTAAGGCGCAGGCAGAGCGGCACAGCCTGTTTAGTGGCGACACGGTAAAGAGTACCAGCGCAGAGGATTTCTTGGCACTGGCAAAAATGATTGCGGAGGGGGAAGAAAAATGAGATTGATTGACGCAGACAAAGTACTGGAGCAAAACTTTTATACACTCAAGAATTACAGTAAGGAAGAAGCTGGCGCTTGGAGAGAGGGAATTGCTCTTGTAAAAGAAAAAATTATAAATGCGCCTATCATCGACCCGGAAACGTTGCGGCCTGTGGCACGGTGGATTGATGCCAATGACCCAGAAAATCGACCTCAACACAAAGGAACTTATATCGTGAGCCTTTCAAATATGTTTGGAACTGTCGCCGAGAATGCTATTGCAAAATATGATGATGCCTACGATGAATGGATTCTTTGTGATAGCCGAAAAACGGTTTTTCATGCTGACACAAATGGATACTATTCAAACAGTATGAATGCAGAACTCACGCATTGGATGGAACAGCCTAAGCCGCCAAAGGAGAATGAAAAATGAAAAAGTCCAGCAAAAAAACATCCGGCTTGTTGGGCGGGTTTGACTTTCAGCCTGTTTTTTCGGAACAGACATTAAGCCAAAGTGAGCCAAAGGAAGAAGAAGTAAGCCAAACAAAGCCGAATAATGCCGAACAAGCACAGATTAAGCCTAGTGATGCCACAGACAGCCATGCACAGCCGAGTGAAGTAGAATTAAGCTGTATTAAGCCGAAGCGAGCCAAAGACAGTGAAAGACAGTCAAGTGATGCCGTGTTAGGCGAAGGTAAGCCGAAGAAGCTGAAACAGGCAAAAGAAGCGCAGCGTTTGATTGAACAGGGAGATATTCCAGGCGCACTGGCTGAAGCTGGGTTGACAAAGAAAAAAATCCCGATGCCGGAATCGCATCAGGGTGTTGCAAGCGGTGACGGAAAGCGTTCTAAGCGCATTACCATCCTTATGAGTGAGGAAGAACGCAAGTACATCAACCGTGAAGCCAGACGGCACGGAATGACGATTGGACAGTTCGTGTACGCTCTGGCTGCTGCTGCGGCAGACGGAAAGATTGAATTGGAGGATTTCTTAGATGAATGACGTATGGATTGACATTGGGCAGAAATATGAAGCAATGGCAAATATGGGATGCAAGCCTTATGGTTTTAAGCGAGTTCCATCAAATTTTGTGTTTGATGAAGATAAGTCGGTGAAGTGGAACAAAGAGCAAGCGCAAAAGAACAACGATGATTACGACAATGAAGTTAAGCGACTAAATCAAGAAAAAATAAAGCGCAGGGATAAAATCTACGCAGAGATTTATAAGACGATTCAAGAAGAAGTCGGTTTTGGGATTTCAGAAGAGAAAGCGGCAAAAATTTGGGAGTACGCTTACGATAAAGGGCATTCAGCAGGATGGTATGAAATAATCATCAATTTGGAAGAAATTGAAAAACTTGTAAAGTTCGTATTGGATAAAAAGAGCTGAGTTGGGGGATTTATTAGATGAATGATAGTGAACGACGCCTCATTCGGTTTGTTTGCGATGGCGATATGCGAAACGCGCAAAAAGCCGTTAAAATCATTTTGGATTCTATATCATCCAAAAAAGATGAACAGTTCAAAGAAAATATGTTTCGCAAGTTGGAAAGCAAAAGAGAATTTATTGAATTGCCATATAACTTACAGCATCTTTTGATCGCAGAGGATACAGAAGAATTTCCAGAAGTAAGATTCCTTCTTAGGGACGAAGAAAAAAGTATAACGCAGAAAATTGTTGCCATTTATCGAGCATCTGAAAAATTGAACGAAATGGGTATTCCTTATTTGCCGGCATTGATGCTCTATGGGCAAAGCGGATGCGGAAAAACCATGCTGGCTAGGTATATCGCGCATAAAGCAAAACTTCCGTTTTTGAGGATTCAATTTTCAAGTCTAGTTGATTCACACTTGGGGCAAACACAATCTAACCTTGCAAGAATTTTTGATTATGTGAGAACTGCTCCTTGCGTTCTTTGTTTTGATGAAATAGATGCGGTCGGAATGGCTCGTGGGCAAAAAGATGACGTTGGGGAAATGAACCGTGTAGTTATTGCGATTATGCAAGAAATGGATAGATTGCCGAACAATGTCATCATTATCGGAACGACAAACCGATTTGATAGGATTGACCCTGCGCTTACAAGAAGATTTCCGTTGCAATACGAATTAAAGCCGTTGTGCCGTGCGGATGCAGAAATACTTTCCAAAAGGTTCTTTGAATATGCAGGAGCACAATATGAAAACATAGCTTATGAAGATAACGTCCCCGCATCTACTGTTATCAAAGAATGTACAGAACGAATTGTAAATCAAGTTCTGAATCAAGAGGATTTCTTGGAGGATTGACGTATGATGAAGTCGAAGGAATTTTACGAAGGAAGTATTATCCGTTTGCAGAAAATGGTTAAGCGTGGCATTTACGTTCTTTTGTTCGATGTCTTTGCCGTAGCAGTTCAGATTCCTTTTATCTTTGCTGGTAAATGGGTTGCAGCACACTTGATTTTGTCCATCGCCGTATCTTTTGCAGCAGGATTTAGCTTTAACACGCTTGTAGATAGCAAAAGGCAACTTGATATGTACAAGGCAGATATGGAATTGTACTATACCAAATAAAATAGACTCTGTGCAGTCGCAACGGCCGCACAGAGGAGAAAGGAAACACATGGGACAAAAAGTGTTAGGTCACTACGAATCGCATTGGTATCTCAATGGGACAGGCGGTGACATATACGAAGGTAAGATGGTCTTTCGAGACAAAGATTGGCGCATAAGATATATGGAAAACCAATGCGTTGAAACCAACTATTTTAGCTTAAAGAAAATAAGAGATAATTTTAAGAGAAAAGGGCAAAAAGAAGGAAATTATAAAAACATTGCATGGATAAAATTTTCAGAATTGAATTGGTTTGAACGAAGAAAACGTCCAGATTGGTTTAAGGTTCAATTCCTTTCAAATGGACTTGATAGTCCAAAAACACAATGGTATACAGTCCACGATTTGTCTGGTATCGAAGAAAAAGAGCATTGGGTTGAGGAAAAACGCCAATACACAATGAAAGAACTTTCAGAGAGAATGCCAGCAGAAGATTTTATTGAGTATATGAAAGATAGAGGAATAGCGACAATCCGATAAGCGCAAAACACCCCTGTGTAACCTCGATTGGTTGCACAGGGGTTTGTTTTACTTATCAGCAATGCAATCCCAGTATAGATACGCCTTACCATCTGCGGCATCCGCGTCCTCAAGGAAAGCCTTTGCCATGTCAGCGTAGAAGCCCGGAGTGTCAACGGACTGGCGCTTTGCGACCTGACAATAATCCGAGTACATCATGTTCATGACAGCCCAGAAATCGTTCGGGTCACAGGTGATGTTGCGCTGTTTGGCAACGTCCTGTGTCTGTTCCAGCGTCCAGTGACAGCCTTTTGTGCCGTCAGCGTTCACCATGCTGTCGCACCATTCCTCCGCTTCATCGTGGGTGAGGTGCTGGCGTGGCATCTTGATGGAACGGCTGTCCGCACCGCCATGCTCATACTGCCCAGACCGCTTGTCCCAGTCTCCGCTCTGCGAGAAGCCAATCTGCGGCATTCTGCGCCCATTCTCTACGTCAGGGTAGCGGGGGATAGGATAGGGGTCGATGTAACGGTTCTCCTCCTGCGGATAGTAAGGATAGCGGTCATTGCCATCTTCCAGCTTACGCAGACGGCGTTCCAACTCACGCTCCCTGCGGTCACGCTCTTCCTCAAGGCGGTCACGTTCCGGCTCACGGTCTTTGTCGTGGTCGCGGAGCATCATCATGCGGCGAAAATTAGTCTTGCCCATAATCTATACCTCCTCAAGAAATGGACGCAGGCGCACCAGCGTGGGAGCGGCAGAAGCAGCCAAGATACTTGAACGTGCCGGTGCCGGTTGCGGACGTTGCCACACGGGTAGCGTAGCGGGTGCGGGTGTGGATGCTCTCGGCGGTTGCCTGAGCGCAGTTGCAGTCGGTCAGAGGATATGCGGTCGCACCTGCACCTATGGTAATGACCACAGGGGCGTTGATGGTGGTCGTGTCCGGCAAGCTCTGGGCAACAACAATGCAATATTTTTCGCCCGCTGCGTAAGACCCGGCAGGGATGTTGATGGTCAGGGTATCGTCGGCAAACGTGACTGCCTGACTGATGACCAAGTGCGGGCAGAGTTTGCAGCTTGTTTTGCAAGCCATAGTGTTTTCCTCCTAAAAAATCAGGGGCAGAGGTGTCTTACCCCTGCCCCGATGGTTCACCCGGTGTTATCGGGGAGTGTGTAGGTTAGCAGCCGCAGCAATTCACGCCCACGTTGGGGTTTGCCACCTGATAAGCGGGAATCGGACGAGGATTGACCCGGTTCAGGATGGTATCGGTCTGCTGGGACATCACGGTGGTCAGAAGCGCATTCTGACGATCCTGAGAAGCGGCGAACTTCAGGCTCTGGTTCTCAGCGGTCAGGGTTGCAATCTTATCCTGCGTGAAGTAGTCCATCATGCTGCGGAAGTTGGCGTTGCAGTTGTCCACGATGGCACGGGCGTTGTCTGCGATAGCCTGACGGGTAGCGCAGTCCTGCTGTGCAATGGTGTACTTCAGGTCGCCGATGAGCTGCTTGTTCTCGCAGCAGCAAGATGCAAGTTGCGTCTGGATAGCGGTCTGACCCGCCTGACGTGCGTTGCCCTCCTGCATGATGGCAAGGCTGATGGCGTTGTCGCCGTTGGACACGCTGCGTTCCAGACCGTTCACGAGCTGTGCGTTCTGGTAGCCGAGCTGACAGATCGCTTGATTAGTACCAGCAAAGCCGCCTGCAACGGCAGCGTTGAGGGTGTTCATCTGTGCGAGCTGGTCATAGCCCAGAGAGCAGATACCGCTCTGAATGCCAGCCAGAGAACGGGAGGTGTCCTGCTGGTAGAAGCCCTCAGACAGAGCCGCACGAGTATCTGCGCCGCCCTGACCAGTTGCGCCGGTGCCCACCAGATAGGGGATGTAGCTGTTCATGCCGTTGTCACCACCGTTTCGACCGTAGCCGTTTGTGCCCCAGCCGAAGATGATGGCGAGGATAATAACCGCCCACAGACCTTCGTTGCCGAAAAATCCGCCGTTGTTATTACCGCCGTCCTGCCCAGCCAGATAGCCAGTTGCAAAATCGTCCATAACAAAACTCCTTTCAGTTTTGCGTTATGCTATCCCACCGCCGTGTGCGATGGGCGAAGCCAAACAAAAGCGGTTTTTATCAAGTCCGCAAAACTGAGAAGCGTTTCGCTTAGAGGGATGTTTTACCGGGGCAGCGTCAAATTCAGAACGCTTGCCAGTTGGTTCAGGTCAATGCCCCGCTCTTTGGCGAGGTTCTGCGCCATCGTTCGGAGCTGTGCTTCGTTTTTACCCTGAATCAGGTTCAAGCCTTGCATGATAGGAGCATTTTGCCCGCTCAACTGCTGGATAAGCCCCATCGGGTTCTGTCCGGCACGGGCAAGGTTCGCAAGCTGCATGATAGGGCTGTGAGTAATCATATCAAACGGAGATGGCATTGCTTATTCTCCTTTCTTTGCTGTGGCAGCGGGCTTAGAAAAGCTCTTCTGCCACTTTTCCAGTTCATCCAGCCGATGTACAAGGGCGTTATACTCTTCAACAGGAACATACTGCTGTGTCGGTGCAGCGGTCTGTTGTGCCTGTTGTGCTTGTATCTGCCGCCATGCTTCCGGGCTGTAAAACTCTAACACGTCAGATTCACAAGTGTTTGGATTCAGACGTTTGCAGTAGATGACACCACTACGCAAATCCGGGCAATACGTCCATCTGCCGTACAGGTCAGACGGTATTGCCAGAAATTCCTCCCTGCTGGAAACAGGTCTGCCCAGTAACCAACCGCCGTCCTGTACCGACTGCTGAACAGGCTGTTGCCCATTCATCGGCTGCGGACGCTGCGGCTGTGCCTGTTGCATCTGCGTGTTGGGCAGGGGAGTGGCAAGCCCAACTGTGCCCATGCCACCGTAAGGATTGACAGGCTGCTGCGGAACGTAGGGCGCTCCGGGTGTCGGATAATAGCTCATAAACCATCCCTCCTTGTGCTCCCAGTGTACCACATCGGCAAAAAGCGAAGGACAACGAAGGTACAACGAAAGACAAAAAAAAGAAAAGCGCCCACACGGAAAAATCCGCATGAGCGCTTAACTGTAAGGATGCACACATTGGAGTGCAATGCTAAGATACCACATCATCCAATATATGGCAATGCTTTCGACAAAACTAGTGCTAATAAAACATAATCCACCAGCCTAAAGCTGATGGATTATGAGTGAGCGAGTAATCGCCCTGCCACCGAAGTGGCAAAATTGCGTCTCCCGCATGGTACGCACTGCAAGTAGGCGGGCGGGAGACTGGTCGGCGCCTATCTGGCAACCGCTTTTTTCATTCTCAGATAAAGCACTGGGCTAGCTGGCAAATATCCACCCTAATGCGCTTCTTTGAGAGGTCGGGTGGATTTGTTGATATAATTATACCACAATTCGTGCAAAAAGAAAAGCGGCAAGCTCTGGAATAGCCTGCCGCTTTGTTGCATTTGTAGAATCAGCCTTAAACATGCGTCCTACATACACTTAGGTTATAAAAATATTATATCACACATCCAGCATTTTGTCAATGCCTTTCAGCCGGTAGCCTACCGCCGTCCGGCTGTAATGTGTCTGTGCTGCAATGTCCGGCAGCGGGAGCCGCTCAACGTACCGCAGTAAGGCTATCTTACGGTCTACCCTCCCAAGCGGTGCGTTTTTGATTGCGGCGGTCATTTGCTGTCGGTCAAGTCCTTGCAGCGCAGTGGGCAGCACTACGCGAGCCGCCGCCACGGGCAGCACCGAGCCAAAAAGGCTGCGGCAGCTGTCCGGCGTTGCGCACTCGAGCGGTCACGGCACGGGGATGTCCCATTTTGCCGCCGTTGGCAAAATGGTCACACACTGCGGGCCACAAAATCGGGTACGCACGCTGATCATAATAATAGCGTGGCGTTTGCTCGTATGTAGTGCTTGCCATAATAATCTCCTTACTGCTTTTCCAGCGCCGCCCGGGCGCGGTCGAAGAAAAATTGAATCACGGCACCGATGGTCTCATCGGTGATGGCCCAGCTGATAAGCCTGCCGTATTTGCTGGTACTCAGGGTGGCTCGGAGCATCTTGACGACCCACGCTTTGCGCTCTGCGCCGCGTTTAGTCCCCTGAATCTCCTGCTCTGCCCGCTCGATGAGGTCCAGCACCAGCGGCTTTACCGCTGCGCCATAGCCCAGCCGGACGCAGCCCAAAACATAGAACACAAAACCGCCCAGCATGAGCACGAGGGCTACAGGGGCGGGAATGACGCCCAAAATGTTATTGATTGTTGCCATGTATTACTCTCCTCTCTCTTTTTCGAGGTCTGCAATGCGGTGGTTTGCCACCTTCATCTGTTCTTCAAGCACTGGGATGCGCTGGGCAAAATTGTTGTGTGTCCGGACTTCCCGGGTCAGCTCGTCCAGCTTAGTGTCGGTAATGGCCTGCTGTTTTTCCAGCTTGGCGTCCATGTTTTGAGCGGCCCTGCTATTAGAGATAAGCACGCCGATCAGGCTCAGGCCGCCAGTGATGAGTGCTACGATTATAGCGTCGTTCATGCGCCCTCCCGGAGACGGGTCAGACCCTTCTTGCGGATGATTTTCGGGTAGTTGAGGGTAGTCACGTTGAGGTCAACATTGCCAGAGATGCCCGGCACAGCGCCCTTGCTGGTGTGCTGGTGAGCGTTGTAGTTAAACGTCACGTTGGGTGTCTTGCCGGTGTAGTCGGCAAGCCAGACGTCCCACCGAGAGGACAGCCGAGCCATGTCAAGCTCGTACTTGTAACCGGTGTAGGTGTACAGTTGGGCGTAAAACCCCATCTTTTCCACCTGTTCCAGCGCATAGGCGGTGAGGTTGGTGAGGTCGAGGGTGCTCATGGGCCTGAGCTTGTTTTCCTCCACGTCCACCGCCACAGGCAGGGTCAGCTCCTTGCCGTAGACCGCCTGCCGCAGAAGGGCAAGCTCTGCATCGGCCATCGCTTCGCTGGTGGCGTAGGTGTAGTAGTACACGCCCACGTCCAGCCCGGCAGCTTTGGCATTGCGGTAGTTGGTCTCAAATGTCGGGTCGACGTACAGCCCGTCCTTACGTTTGCTCAGCTTGCTGTTGGTGGATACCGTCTTGAGCATGGCCCCCTTGTAGCCCGCCGCCTTAATTTTGCGCCAGCCGTCGAGGGTGATTTTGCCCTGATAGCGGCTCACGTCGAGGTAGCGGTAGGGTGGTGCGCCCTCCCAGCCGGGAGGAGCGGCGCTCTGGGTGTCCACGGTGGACACCGGGTCAGAGGTAGAGGCATCTGCCGCCCGGCAGAGGGCGGAGAAGAGGGAAGCGAAGAAGTTGAGGATGGTGTGCAACATTTTGAGACTCCTTTTTGTTTTTAAGGTTAGATAAAGCCACCTTTAGTTAATTATAGCTATAATGTCTATCGTTTCCTGCTCCAATTCTTGTAAATGTGATTCCGTCACCTATTGTAACAATATCAAAACATTGCTCGGTTACTGTGCCGATAGTCATTGTATGCACTTTAGACGCATAATCTTTTCCGCTATAACTGCTTCTCCCTTGCGAATCCGTCTGTGTTACAATGGCAATAATGGCATCTCCCGTATAGCTCATTTCATCTGTTATCGTTTCGCTTACATATTCCCCATCTTTATTATAAGTTACACATTGACAATCCCAATGAACATCTCCGCCAAGTACAAGTATTTTTCCAATATCATTTGCATTTGTAAAATCATATTGATGGTTGCCATTTGCATAATATGCCGTCAGGTAGGAATTTGTTTTATTATTATTAATTGTACAAATACCTTTGGTCTTTAGAGCAGAAAGCATTTTACATACGCCCAAGCAATAGCTTTTCACCTGATCTGATTTGGCGGATGCGGTTGCCCCCCAAGTGACAATAGCGTGTCCGCAAAGCACAACGTCATACCCTTTTGGCACAGACAACAACGCATCATACAACCAATCATACTGTAATAACAATTCTGAACTGCCCGATAATCCAAAAACAGTTTTGACGACCCCCGAATTTGTTGTACCTGTAACCAAGTTAATATATCGAATTTTGTTTATACAATCGTCAAAGTAATAATGTAGTTTCATGTAATTCTTGACATCTTCCAAAACATCGCTATCTAATCCGATTGCATCCATTCCAACTGCTTCATCCATCATCACTTTACCATCAAGACTCGCAAACATTCTGTTGTATACCTGCGCATATGGTAGTGTTACAACTTCAAGTTGTTCTGCAGTCCATCCGCTTGTATTTGCAGTATTCACATCGTGATTCCCAAGCACTGGTAAATACATTTTATTTCCGATAGCCGATAGCATTTCAGTGGTATATTCTTCAAGGGCGATTGCGCCCTTATATTTTGTATCTTCTCTATCCAGTATATCTCCTCCCATAACTACTGTATCGATTCCCAATCTATTAATCACATATGCCACAAGAGATGTACTATGTTTTTGATTGACTGGATAGTGTGGGTCTGTAATAAACACAAAGTGTTTTCCATCTGGCACGTTTTTAATTTTTCTCTCTAAATACTCAATATCCTCAAATGATGTAGGTTCTGATGGACTTTCTGTATAATAAGAGGGTATCTCATTCTTTCTCAAAACATAGGCAATGCCACTAGATTTGGTTATGGCAGACAATTCCATGTTGCTGACTTTGGATTCCATGTTGCTGACTTTGGATTCCATGTTGCTGACATTATCGGCAACAATATTATGATATTCAGGTACATACAAACTAGCATCCATGGAACCTAAAAATGATTCTATATCAACGTATTTCGACACCATTCTGCCGGTAAGATTGACTGTTCCATATAGGTATCTTGCAGATAAACGTATATAGTAGCAGTTTTCAGATGTTGTGAACGGAGCCTTTGTATTAAACGTACGAATGTATTTTTTATAAATATCAAATTCATCACAATAATTGTCTCTCGTATAATCCCATCCTGTTGAACTCGCATAACATCTAACTACTGCATACTCCGTATTTGGTTCGACTCGAATGTACTCTGTACAACTCCACCCATTATATTCAGTTACAACACCTTTATCCATATAAGCATTATCTATAACTCTATCTCTGTCCGTATAATCAAACAGGTTTATACTATGCTCAAAAAAGCTTGTATCTTCTGAGCTTATTTTTTTAGTAGATAAATAATCTAAATCTTCCTTTAGCTGACCAACTGCATCTCCGGTCATTTTCGCATCCGCCGCCATACCCTCGACGGAGAGGGTCGTATCAGTGCCGCCCAATGCGTTAAGAGTATTGGCGTTTAGGGGAGTGCCTTCCACGATGGGTTCATCGTTCCGGACAAGAGTGACGACCTCTGATGTACCGTCTGACTTTTTCATAGTCCAACGGCCCGGGTATTTTGCTTTTCGGTCAATAAACTGCATAGTATGGTTCACCTCCACAAATTGGCTCGGAGCAGTAAAGCGTGTAATCTTTGGCTATGCTTTCGATGTCAGAAAGTATCTTTTCGACCTGATTTATCACACCAAATTTCATAGAAAGAGATTCCGGTACATCCGGAGTAGAGCTTGTTCCGCTGCATTTTGAACGGATGGCTTTCACGCTGGCTATCCAACGATTGGCGTCCGCTGCGGTAAGATAGCTGTTCGGACCCCATTCGGGGGTAGACGTTCCGGTGAAAGTGATTGTTCCAGAAAAAATCATTTTGGCGTCATCGCCATAGTAGGCGCTGCCGTGTGCAATGTCGATGTAGTCGTTTGCTACGACCCAAGATGGCTCGACAGAGGGCGGATAGAAGTTGTTGGCTGCGGCGAAATAGAGCTGGTATTCGACGCCCTTTTCCAGCGCGATGCTGCCCATGTCCAGCACTACATCGTTGTAGCCGCGGA